CCCCTATAGTCCCCCCCGCCTCTTCCTCCTCCCCCTTTCTCCCCTCTTCCCTTCCCCACAAGGAAATTGAGGCGCCAAAGGAGAGGAAGTCGGACCGGGAGGCTACGGAAGTGGCGGCAGTGCTGGACGATTGGCGTTCAGCGACGGGGCGGAAGCGCAACTACGATCCCAAGAGCCGCGGGTGGCGGAAAGTCCGCGACCGGCTCCGGGCCGGCTACAACCGGGAGCAGCTTCGGCTGGCGGTGGCCGGGGCGCGGGCCGATGGGTTCATGACCGGGGCGGACCGCAGTCGGAATCCGGACGGCGTGGACTACACCTACCCGGAAACGATCTTCCGGGACGACGATACGGTTGAGCGCCACATGCGGACTGCCCGGTCCAAGCTGAAGCTGGAGCCGTGGTGGCCGGTGGACGAGGACGCCGACGTGCCGGCAGCGGCGCCGATGCGGGCTGCGGCCAGTGGCGGCGGGTTCCGGGGCTACACCGGCCGTGAGCTGGACATGATCCACCTCGTTGCGGCGCTCCGGGACGGTCGCCGGGCGGAGGCGGTGCGGCTGAAGCGGCAGATGGGCATCGCTGGGGAAACCGTGGGGCTGGCGGAACGGGAGTATGCGCCGTGGCCGGAGGAGTTTGACGCTCCGCTGGAGGTGGCCGCATGAGCGCCGCAATCGAAGTCGCGGACATCGCCGGGCTGCGCGCCCTGCTGGCGGACGAGATTCGCCGCAGGTCCGAGCTGAAGCCGACGCCGGGACCGAACGGCCTGCTCCGCTTCCGCTGCCCGTTGGTGGCCCACGACGACACGACCGCGTCCGCCATGCTGGGCGAGTACGGCTGGAAGTGCAGCGGGTGCGGCGGTCAGGGGAGCGGGCGCCTGATGGGGCTGGCCGACGCGCTGGGAATCGAGGTGAGCATCCGCCAGCATCGCGGCTACACGGTGGACGACTACGCGGCGGAGAAGGGATTGCCAGCGGACCGGCTGGAGTCGTGGGGCGTGGTGTCCGAAGTGGGCAAGTTCGGCTCGCCCGTGGTGTACATCCCCTATTATGGGCTGGACGGCGCGCTCCTGCGCCGCCGCTTGCGCCTCCAGAAGCGGCCGGGCAAGAAGAACCAGTATTGGGAGGGCGAGGGCGGCAGCATCCCCGGCTGCTACGGGCTCTGGATGCTCCCCAAGATCGCGCCAGACGCTCCTGTGTTCCTCGTGGAAGGGGAGACTGACACGCAGGCACTCTGGTGCGTCGGAATCATGGCCTTGGGCCTTCCTGGGGCCGATACGTGGTTGCACTGCCGGGAAGCCGTGCTGCCCTTCCTGACGGACCGTGACGTTTACGTGTGGGAGGAGCCGGACGGCGGCGGTGCGATCATGGTGCGCTCCATCGCCGCTGACCTACCGGATGCCAAGGTGATCCGCGCCGCCGCGGCGGGGGCCAAAGACCCCTGCGCGCTGCGCCAGCAGGACCCGGCCGGCTTCCGTGTCCGCATGGACGGGCTGATGCGGGCCGCGGAGAAGATTGGCACCCCCAAGCCGCCGTTCGCCTTCGATTCGCTGGTTGGCGACACGCTGGAGCGCATGGCGGAGGAGCGGGAACGTCCGCTCGACGTGGTACCTACGCCGTGGGCCAAGTGGTCCGAAGCCTGTGGCGACGAGGGCGGCGAGGCGGGGCTTGCCCACGGCTGGTACGTGGTGATCGGCGGCGGGCAGAACGGTCGCAAGTCCATGCTGGCGCAGAACTGCGCCGCCACCGCCTTCATGCACGGCGAGCGCGTGGGCTTTGTCTCCATGGAGATGTCTCAGGGGCAGAACGCCGGCCGGTTCCTGCCCATGATCGCGGACGTGACGGCGGCGGAGCTTGGCTACGGCGAGCGCTTCAACCGCGCGACGTGGGATATTGCCGCCGAGCGGATGGCGATCATCATGGAGGAGACGGGTGGTGTCATCAAAGCGAACCGCGAGCTGTTGCGCAGTGTAGACGATGTAACGTCGTCCATCCTGCACCTGTGGGAGTACTGTGGCTGTCGCACCTTCGTGGTGGACTATCTCCAGCTTTTGTGGATGCTTTCGCACGGCGTGGAGAAGAAGGTGCATGAGCATGCCATCGCTGGCTCGCAGTCGCTTTTCCGGCTGGCAAAAGAGCACCGTCTGTTGATCTTTGGCCTGTCGCAGCTCACTAACGAGGCCGCGAAGAAGAAGGAGACGCCGGTGATGCAGGATCTCTACGGGGGCATGCAGATGGCCGCCGATCCGGACCAGATCATCATCCCCGACCATTCCCGCGTCCGGCCGGTCACGGAGAGCATCAACCTGCACGGTAACGGCCACGCCTACCCCACCGGAGACGTTGACAGCGTGGCGGTGCTCGCCAAGAACCGCCACGGTCCGACCCTGGAAGTGCCTTTTCGCTTCAACCGTAGGAACCTCCGGATCACGCAGCGCCACGTGCAGGAAGGTGAAGAATGGTGACACGAAACGTGGTGGTGGTGACCGGGGGTCGTGATTATGCGTCCCGGACTTTTGTGTTCGCAGCGCTGTGTGAGTTGCACGAAAAGCGGCCGATCACGCTCTTGGTGCATGGTGGGGCACCGGGCGCGGATATGTTTGCCAAGGAGTGGGCTGAACGCATGGATGTGGCGCTGATGGAGTTTCCTGCCGACTGGCAGAAGCACGGAAGGCGCGCTGGCCCGATCCGCAATCGGGAAATGCTGAAGAAATCGTATCCTGATTTAGTGGTTGCGTTTCTTGGAGGAAGGGGCACTGCCTCTACCGTGGGATACGCGGAGGAGATGGGATACCCGGTCTGGCGTCCCGGTCAGGAAGCGATTGCGTTCGATCTCTTTACGAACCGCGTGAGTGTTGTTGGGACGAGATTGCTTCACCCTACGTGACCGTTGCCATGAACCCACCGCAAACATACCTCCCCTTCTCCCCGCTGTCCCGCGAAGAGATCGTCGTCGTCGTGGAACGTGTGCTCGCCCGCTTTGGTGAGCTTACCATGGACGCCGAGATTACCGCGGCCCTCTATCCGTCCGGCGCTCCGTGGCGCTGGGCGGACTGGAGCCCCGACGCCGGAGCCATCTACATGGAGGCCGTCGAGCTTTTTTGCCAGCGGCGCAAGGAGGTGATGCGCAAGCCGGTGTTGATGCAGCCGGCGGACAATCGACCCAGCCGCAGGCGCCACCAGATCACCACGGACGACGGGTGGCGCGCCGTCAACGAAAGCCTGCGCGAGCCGCCGGAGCGACGCCTTACGTGGCCCGACCTTGGGCGGCGACTGGGAGTGCACCCCCGTGCGGCCGAGCATCTACTGAAGGGGCGGCTGGGCTTCCGCTTCACCGGCATCTATCAAACCCGCGAGATCGTGCGTGCGCCGTGCCTGGAATGCGGCAAGCTGCATCCGATGGAGGATATCAATCTCAGCCGCCATGGACCCTGCTGCGCCGTTTCGCAGGCTGCTTGACTTCTGCTCCGGGTTAGCATAGATTGCCATGCAGATGAATTTGGTTCGCGGGTTGACCGATCAGAGCATGGCGAATGACGACAGCGGAAGTGCAGTTTGCGGTAGGGGATCGCATTGAATTGGGCCTGCCCGCGTGGCTGGCCAAGGACAAGGGCATCGCCAGCCGCGAGATCGCCGCCGAGGTTGTCCGCGTAACGCCGGCTGCGGTGCAGGTTCGCGCGCACGTGTTGGTGCGTGAATGTGAGGTTTGCCAGCGCTGCGGTCGCGACATCGATAACCCCGCCTCTCGCCTGCTGGGATTCGGGACCGATTGTTCCAAAGAGTTGGGCCTGCCCCACGCCGAAACCTACGCCGCGATGAGCCCCGCCGAGCGGGAAGCCATCCGGAATCGTGTCGCCACAGAAACCACAATCGAATGCTGGTTGCCGCGCAAGTGCGTGGATCTGCGTTCCCATCAACCCAAGGAATCCGATGCTGGACAGGGAGCAGGCGAGGGGATTGATACAGTCCGCCATTGTCGGAGCGAAGAGCGAAGCGGTACATCGTTTCAAGACTGCGGACCGCACCGACCCGGTGCGATTCATGGAAGGGATTCTGGAGTCCGTAGTGGAAGAGGCGGACAAGTTGATGAATCTGTTGTATCCCGAGAGCAAGAACTAGCGCGGCAGGCCCGCGTGCGCTGGGCCAAGGCGGACGCCTATCTCAGCGACCCGGAGCGAGTGGCGGCGGCGCGGGCCACGTGGGAGCGGAAGGAGCCCAAGGTGGATACCGAAGCCCAGCCTCGTCCCAACCCTCGCCGGGTGACTTGGGGTGGAGAACGGTTCTGCGTCTCATTCCCGTACAGCGCGGCGCTGGTGACTGCGGTAAAGCAGTTGCCGGGGGCGCGCTGGGTCAACGCACAGAAGGTGTGGGAGGTTCCGGAGCTCACCGGCGCGGAGTTGCTGCGCTTCGCCGCCGAGCACGACTTCGAGGTGGAGGCCGACGCGCTGGAGCGGGCGGAGTCGGCGCTCCAGCGCGCGGAAGCCAACCTTGAAGAAAGTCGCCTGCCCGACACTGAATTCCACGTGGACAATCTCGGCGGCACGCTGCGCCCCTTCCAGCGCGTGGGCGTCTCCTACGCGTCCCGGCAGCGGCGGATCATCCTTGCGGACGAGATGCGTTTGGGGAAAAGCGCACAGGCGTTGGCGACCCTCTGCCACACCGAATCCTATCCCGCGCTGCTGGTGGTGCCGGCCACCCTGAAGTCTGCATGGCGCCGGGAAGCGGAGCGCTGGTTGCTCGGAAGATCCGTGGCGGTGTTGGACGGCAAGGCGCCGCGCGAGCCGGACAACTGGATCGAGACGGGGCCGGCGCTGCGCTATGCCGAGCGGCACGAGAAATGGTTCGGGGAGTGCCTGCGCCAGCTCCGTAGCGCCGAAGTCCTCATCATCAATTACGACATCCTGATGGATTGGGCCGGGGTGCGTTGGACCGTGAACAACCGCGGCAAGCGCATCGTGGATACTTGCGACGGCCCGCTGGCGGAGATGCTGTTTCGCGGGCTGGTCTGCGACGAGTTCCACCGCCACGTGCTGGGGCGGAAGGCGCAGCGCACGCTGGTGCTGCGACACCTCGCCGCCGGCTGGCGAACGCGCTGCCGGGAGGTGATGCACGACATGGTGCAGCTTCTCCTGTCCGGCACGCCGATGCGCAAGCAGGCGGCGGACCTGATCGAGCCTTTGCAGATCATCGACCGGCTGGACGACATGGGTGGCTTCTACGGTTACGCCACCCGCTACTGTGGCTATGCTGGCGGCGTCATGGGCAGCGTGCGGGTGCCGCCGGAGGCCATGGTGGAGCTGAACCAGAGACTCCGGAGCGTCTGCATGGTGCGCCGCCGCCGCCGCGACGTGTATGCGGAAATTCCCATGGTGGAGCGGCACATCGTGCCCTTCACCATCGACAACCGCGCCGAATACCAGCGCGCGGAGCGTGACGTGGCCGGCTGGGCGGCGGAGCATGCGCTGAAGGACCGCGAGTTCAACGCGTCGCTGGAGGGGATGAGCCCGGAGCAGCGCCGGGAAGCGCGCAAGGCGAGGGCGCAGGATGCCGCCTACCGGGCGCAGCGGGCGGAGGGGTTGGTACGCATCGGGGCGTTGAAGCGATTGGCCGCGTTCGGCAAGATGGCGGGCGTGGTGGAGTGGATCGGCAATTTCATGGAGGAGAGCGGCGAAAAGCTGATCGTCGGCGCGTGGCATCAGGAGGTCGTGGAGGAAGTGGCGCGGCGGTTCCAGGCCCCGTACATCCACGGCGGGGTGACGGCCGGGCGCAAGGACGAGGCGGTGACGCGGTTCCAGCGCTGTGCTGCGTGCGGACGTTCCCACGAGCTGCATTATGCCGCGGAATTCCCGTGCCGGGAGTACAAAGCGGACCCGGCGTGCCCGCTCATCTCCATCAACTTCCAGAGTGGCGGCATGGGCCTGACGCTGACCGCAGCCAACGACACCGCCATCATCGAACTGGGGTGGACGCCGGACGACATGGACCAGTTGGAGATGAGAGTTGGGCACATCGACAAGCCCGATCCGGCGAACCACTGGTATCTGCTGGCGGAGGACACCATCGAGGAGGATATCATGGCGATCCTGGACCGCAGGCGCCGGGAGGTGTCCACCGCGACGGACGGAGAGATGGCGAGCGACGAACGTGGGATGATGGAGGAGCTGTTGGAGCGCATGGCCGCACGTGCGGCATAAGACCCCCTTTGCGAGGAGACGGAGCAGATGATCGTTCGATATGTGGAGTATCTGCATCCTGGATTGCTGTTTTCGGAAAACAGCTATGTGAAGTTTCCCGAAGGAGGGCTGACCGGGAAGCGACCGCATACCTTTGGGTATCGATTGGTGGAGCGTGAGGAGGTGGAAGGAGAGTCGGGAGCCCTGACAGGGGATTGGAAGGTTTGTTCGCCGTGGACGATGTACGGTCGCGAAGAAACGGTGGAGGAAGTCAGGGAGAGGGCGGACCCGAATGAAAGAATCTTGCTGTCCAACATGGAGAACAACGGTTTCAAACGGGTGTGCAGGACGGAGTATGGGCAGGCGATCCCGTTGGCGGACGGTGACGTGGTGATAAGTGAGGGGGGAGGGGAAGATGAGTAAATGGAAGCAGGTCGGCGCGAATCTGTTTGGTTTTGAAGGAATCGCAAGGATGTTGATGGGTAGCGTGCAGGGAGCACTGGTAGGAATGAAGATGAGCGGGAAGCTGGATTGGTCGTGGTGGTTGGTGTTGTCTCCAGTCTGGATTCCGCTAGTAGTGTGGGTGTTGTGCTGGTTGATCGCTATCGGCGCGTGGTTGACGGAGGGTGCAAAGGACATGAAAAGGAGGAAGTGGTGAAATTCACAGCCAACGCGAGTGTGTTTTCGTCCGCGCTCGCCCTTGTGATGCGGAGTATTAACCCCCGCCTGCCCATCACCGCTGGCCGGGGCGTGCTCATCGAGGCGTCCGGCGGGTACGTGACGCTGACCGGGACGGACATCCAGACCGCCGCCCGCATCCGGGTCGCGGCGATGGTGCGCCAGCCGGGGCGGCTGCTGCTGGGCGCGCACATGCTGGCCGAGGCGTTGCGCAAGCCGAGCGGGCTGGAGGTGTCGTTCGCGGTGGAAGGCAAGGGGATGGTGGCCATCGCCGTGGGCCGCAGCCGGTACGACATCCCACAGATGGACGTGGACGATTTCCCGCCGGTGGGTGGCGCCCCGGACGACCCGATCCTGTACGTGCCGGGGGAGTACCTGCACCTCGCCGCGGATCATGTGGCGTTCGCGGTGGCGACCCCGGAGATGGGGCGGCCGGCGCTGTTGGGGATGGCGCTGCGCTTCAAGCCCACGCACATGCAGGTCATCGCGGGGGACAGCGCTGTGTTCGCGGAGCTTCAGGTTCCCTATGAGGGCGGACGGCAGCCGGAGCCGGGAACCGAAATCAGCCTGTTGCCCCCGTCCGTCGCCAACGTGCAGCGTTTCTTCGAGCCCACGGACTCGGTCGGCGTGTCGGTGGACAAGGGATGGGCATCGTTCCGGGCCGGCGACCGGGAGTACCACGCCAAGACGCTCACCGAGTTGTTCCCCTCCGTCGTGGACGACGTGCTCAATCGGGCGCGCCAGCAGCTTTGTTCCTGGATTGAGGCGGAGCGCAAGCCGCTGATCGAGGCGCTGATGCGGATGGACGTGGTGGCGAGCGGCGAGGACATCCATCCGGTGCGTTTCGCGGTGCGTCACGCCAAGGAACTGCACCTGTACAGCGCCACCCGCAACGGGCTCGCACGCGATATGGTGGATGTGGAGGGGGACGGGCCGGACTTCACCTGCGGCATCAACGCCAAGCAGATGCTCGCCCTGATGGACAAGGTGCCGGGGGACAAGGCACGGATCGACCTGCCCGGCCATCCCGGACAGCCGATCATCATCACCCCGGCCGCGGTGCCGGAGGGCTCGCCGCCCTATACGCTGCTGCTGGCGCCTCTGCACCCCGCCTCGCCTACCGCGGCATCCACGATGGCAGGTCCGCAGTAACGAGACACTTGCGCGGAGTTATGCCGTGATGTAAGTTGATTACGTCGCAGTACAATTTGTATACTACCAACCGGAAGCAAGGCAGCCGAAGATGAGCACCATCGAGAGGGAAGCGCTGAAGGAGCTGGCAAGCGGGGAGCGCACGGACGTGACGTTCTTCTCCTCCCGCCACGGAGCCGCCGTGGCCGGGCGGGACGAGGATTGGTCCGATCTGTCGGCGCGCACGTCCAACGCGCTGCGCAGCGACGGCTTCGCCACGCCCGCGGCGGCGGCGCGGCTGTCGGACGAAGCGCTGCTGCTGATTCGCGGCTTCGGCAAGAAGGGGCTGACGGAACTGCGTGAGCATCAGGAGAACGAGGAGTGGAAGGCACGGCGTGGCCTTGTCGGACGCCATGAAGCCGATCTGGACTCCTTTGTGGCGACGCAGACGGTTCTGTCGGCGGCCAACCACGAGGCGCCCCCGCAGTCCGAGAACGACCGCATGCTGCGTTTCCTCGCGGACGGGTACGAGCAGGCGCAGCGCAAGCGTATCGGGTGCGGCGAGCAGATTCGCGCCGTGCTTCAGGGCCGCGACGAGACGTGGGGCGAGGGGACGGAGGAGGTCGCGGGTGTGGAGGAGATGCTGGGCGCCATCGCCCGTGGCGAGGAGAGCGGGCCGGTGCCGATCCTGGGCCGCATGTACCACCGCGCGTGGTCCGAGGAGCAGGAGCTTCGCAAGGAGATGGAGCGTGCGCTGAAAGACCACGTTTGCTGGCCGTGGCTGTCGCAGGTGAAGGGGATCGGGCCTACGCTCGCGTGCAAGCTGCTGGCGCGGCTGGACCCGAGGAAGGCGACCACGGCGTCCGCGTTTTGGGCGTACGCGGGCCTCGCCACGGTGCCCGGCGAGCGCTACGCCTGCGCCGCCTGCGGTATGACGCGCGACTGGCCGGTGGGCTACAACGTGACCGGCAAGCATCAGGCGCTCGGAAGCACCGCCTCGTGCACCGGCGCCCTGGTGAAGGTGGCCGGCCCGGAGGACGGTGTGCGTGCGGCCCAGCCCAAGCCGGCGCGCGGGCAGAAGTCCACCTACGACGCCTACGTGAAGAAGCAGATGTATCTGGTAGGCACTGGCTTCCTGAAGGTGCCGCGGGGCAAGTACGAGCAGGTGTACCGCGCCGAGCGGGCGAAGCTGGACCGCGAGCGCGTGGGCTGGGCGGACGGGCGCAAGCACCTGACGGCGCTGCGCAAGACGGAGAAGCTTTTCCTGTCGCATCTCTGGCAAGTGTGGCGGGAAGCGCTGGGCCTGCCGGTGGGTCAGCCCTACGCCATCTCCGTGCTGGGCCATTCCGAGGCGTCGTACGTGGGACCGTGGCAGATGATTGGGAGGTACTGAGACACACAGCGAGCCGTTTGGCACAAGTAACCCGGAATTCGGGAACGAGTCGTAACTGAATAGTCACCCGAAGTGTGTGAGCGAGCCGCCGTACTAGAGCAACCCGTATGCTAAGAGCGAGTCGGGCCGCGCGGAGTAACCCGGACCAAAAGAACGAGTCGTAGCAGACGAGTAACCCGGACGAATTTGGAACGAGCCGGTAGAGTGTAGAGTCACCCGTACGTCTTGAACGTAACCAAACCGGACACAAGGACAGAGGCGATGAGCGAGATTGACGAGAGCGAGTATGTGACCGTGGCGAGCGATGAGCCCACGGTGACGATGAGTTCTGGAACGGTGTGGGGGTCTCCGGTGTGGTGGGCGACGCAGGGCGATAATCGGGAGTGTGCCGACACCATCCCCGAGGCGGTGCAGCGGGTGCGGCGGGCCAACGGTTTCATCGGTGAGGAGGGGGATGCTCCCTCCGGTGCACAGCAGGGGGACGGGGAGGAAGAAAGCGTATGCTGCACGTGTGAATGGGCGAGCCCGGAGGACGGCTCGGTGGGCCTGCTGCACCCGCACGTGCTGGACCCCTACTGCTGCGTGCACGGCGCGCCGGCCGACTTCGCCCCCGGCCGCGAGTTCGAGCGTGTTTACGCCACGCCTCCCGTCCCCTCCCAGCAGGGAGCCGCGCGGGAGACGGACGAAGGACCGGGCGCCGAGTGGGACAGGGTAGTGGCCGAGGCCACCGCGCGTGAGCGGGAGGAGGCCGATCGGCTTACGGTGGTCACAGTTCTGAGGAACTATGCGCAGAGTTACCCGCGCGAGATGAACCGTCTTCCGTGGGACGGGATCGCGGCTTCTGTCGTTTCCGCCCTCCGCTCCGCTCCCGCGCAGGATCATGCCGAGGCGTATGCTGCCCTCGCCGCGATCCGTCAGCGCCACAACGGCTACAACGCGGAGATGCGCGCAGCGCTGCCGGATTTGAAGGAGCCTGCGTCTCCGGCGGAAGCGCTGGACGACCTGCTGGCGGAGGAGCGGTCCTTGGCGCTGGCGGATGCTATCGCGCGGGACAGGGAGGAGCGGCGGTGAGGCCGTCAGCGCTTACGGACCCGCGGGGGCCACTCTTCCCCGAGCGGGTGGGACACGGGCTGGAGCCCGGTTCGGCGGAGTGGGTGTCCTGGATCGAGGAGTGTGACGGACGCATGGGCTACAAGGTCTGCGGGCGGAGCAACCGCTTCGATGAACCCTGCATGGTCCGCAGCCCCATCCAGACGAGCAGGTTGGATGGCGACCCGCGGTATGGACGCCCGGCCTGCCGGAACCATGGCGGACACAGCTTGGCCGGGATCGCGAGCCCCGCCTATCGCAACGGCACCGCGTCCCGGTACACGCTGCGGGGGCGGCTCGCGGGCTACCACGACCGGCTGGACGACATGGATTACCTGTCGCTCCACCCCGAGCTGAAGATTACGGAGGAGTTGATTTCCGCCGCCGTGGAGGTGCTGGACGATCCCGCCCCCTGTCCGGAGCCGCTGGATCTGCCCATGCTGAACCCGGAGGTGCACGGGGAGGAGGCGGCCAAGGCGAGGGAGGCCGAGCACCGCCAGCGCGCCAAGGAGATTGCTGAGTGGCACAAGGAGAGGGCGGCGGCCACGGAGCGATACGACGCGTTGGTGGAGCTGAAGGCGAAGCTGGCCCGTACGGAAATCGCGCGCGTGAAGGCGGCGCAGGACACGCTTTCCGGCGGCGCCGTCCGCCTGTTTTCGCAAACGCTGCTGGAGATCAACCGGCGGCGCCTGCTCGCCTTCGGCGCGCGACATGGGGTGCCCGCGGAGGAGGTGTTGGACGAGCTGGCGAATTTGCAGGAGGAGATCGTCAACGCGGTGCTCAACTCGAAGGGGACTGGTGTAAGTTGAGCACCCACAAGGAGCGGGCCGAGAAGAGCGCCCGGCTGGAGCAGGCCAACGAATTCATACGGCTTATCGCCTCCTGTGGTCGTCAGTTCTTCCACCACGAGGGATGTGTCTCTCAGTTGGAGATTGACGCTCGTGGACGAGTATGGCTCCGCGACAAGTACAGCGGAAAGCTGGTCTACACCCACTACGAGCAAGGACGGTGGCGGGGCTTCTCGGAAGGCGGAACGCTGCGCGCCCTCATCATCGCGCTACGTCGGTACGTTTGCCACTCGACGCCCGTGCCCCGTTGGTTCTTTGGCGAGGGGTGTTACGACGGAAACCGCTGGGGTTATGACGCCGAGTCCATGGGGCGGGTGCGCACCGCGGCTGAAGCATTCGCTCCCGGTAGTCGCCAGCTCCGATAATCCTTGACCGGATAGGTGCGCGGAAGTTATCTTGTATCGAAAGTCAGGCAGCCATCACCCGTCAATGGGAAGGGTCCGGTCCCGATGCGAGGAAGCGACATGATCCAGGAGGTTCCGGAGCAGTTCGAGGAGGCGCGGCGGACGCTGAAGCATGCGCGGATGGCGCGCTCCATCGCGGACGTGGGCCTGTGCCGCAAGATGGCGCAGAAGGCGTACGATCTGGCACACGCGGTGGGGGACGGGGAAACCATGTACCAGAGTCGCGCGTGCGTGGGTCGCATGCACCGCTACCGCGCCGAGCACGAGGAGGCGTACATGGCCTACCGCAGCGCGCTGCGGGAGGCGGAGAGCAACCGGCTGGCGGAATGGCTGGGACCGGCGCACCATGATTGCTTCGTGGAGGCCATGCAGCTCAACGACAAGGGAACCGCCTCGCCGCACGCGGTGGTGCGGATGGACATGTGGCGGGACTCTCCCGCGGGCCTGTTCGCCTTCGTGCAGGATTTGTCGTACCTGCGCCTGCTGCGGCGGGAGACGGACGCGCGGTTCCTTTACCAGACCGCGGCGCAGGCGGCCTTCTACGCGCAGAACCCGTTCGAGCGGATGGTGCTTTTCGCCTCGCAGGCGTTCGCGGCCGGCACGCTACAGCACGAGCGTTGGTTCCATTCTTCGCGGAGCCGCTTCGATCACGCGGTGAACGAGTTGGCGGGGGCGGAGGAAGGGGTGGCGTTGCAGATGTTGGACGTGTCGCGTGGGGCGGAGTTGATGGGACGTCGGGGCGAGGCGATGGACTACGCGGCCAGCGCGCGTCACATCGCGTCACGGCGCCGTGAGCCCATCGTGCGGGCCCGTGCCGACGAGATCATGGTGCGGCTGGGGGTGGTGCAGGTTCACGGGTTGACGCTGGATAGCCAACTACAGGGACAGGTGACAGATGAGTGACGTTGAGGTGTCGGGGATCGAAAGTATGATACTGACGGCGGGGGATGACGGTTTTGTGGAGGCGGGGGATTTCGGTTTCTTTGTGGAGACTGGAGGTATGTTGGATTTGGAGGAGACATCCGAATTCATCCGCCATCTTTGCGCCCGCTGGAATGCTGCGCCGGACCTGCTGGCCGCCTGTCGCGAGTTTGTGCGGAAGTGTGACGCTGGCGAGGCGAAGAGCGTGCGTAGTTACGCGCAGATGCGTGCCGCCATCGCCAAGTACGAAGGCGAGTAAAACCAGAAGGGCGGCGCCGTAAGAGCGCCGCCCTTCTGGTTTTACCTACGTGGGTAAGATCCAGGCTCAGTGCCCGCCACCGCCCCCGAGAACGCCGGTGGAGTCGCCCATGCTGGAGGGCTGGGGGATGGTGTCGGTGCGGCCACCGCCACCGCCGAGGACGCCGCCGTTCGCGTTGGCGCCGCAGACGGACGGGGACGTGCAGTCGCGGGCGTGCGTGGGGGTGTCGTTGCAGGCGGCCAGCGCCATGACGGCGAGGCAGGCCGCGATCCCGAAGCTGATGCGCGTGTACTTCATTCTGTTGCTCCTTTTGTGGCGAGAGATGCAAGTCCGTGGCTAAAACAAGAGACAGCCCACAAAATAGGAAGGTGGCTGATGATGGGCAAGGGAGCGGTGGATTGCATCCGTTATGTGAGATGTGGGTATGGCTTCATGCCTGTTGACTTCTTGCGTCCGCGCATTACATTCAGGTTGGATGGCAGTCTGTATCATCAGCGAGGGAGAGAAGATAAAAATGGCAAGCGAGACGTCCACCCCCGGCAACCGCATCAAGGCGGCGCGGGCGCTACGGGGGATGAAGCAGGATGAGTTGGCGGAGGCGGCCGACATGTCGGTGACGCACCTCTGCTCCATCGAGAAGGGAAAGCGTCCCATCGAGAGCGTCAAGGTGGGGACGCTGAAGCGCATCTGTGGCGCCATGGGGCTGGGGCTGGACTACGTGGTGAGCGGGAAGCCGGTGCCGTGACGGCCAAGGCGGATGCTCATACCGAGGAGCGCGAGCGAGTAGGTGATTGGGGGTGCACCAGCAGCGGACGCAGGTATTATCCCGCTGATCCCCGCTCCGGGGACTTCGACATCGAAGACATCGCGCACGCGCTCTCTCTACAATGCAGGTTCGGGGGCCATGTTCGTCGTCACTACTCCGTGGCTGAGCACTGCGTGCACGTGTCGTACGAGTGCTGCGGCAGGTACGCGCTGGACGGCCTGCTGCACGACGCCAGCGAGGCGTATCTGGTGGATGTGCCCCGTCCGGCCAGAGCATCGCTGGCGGGGTACGCGGAGATGGAGGCGCAGTTGATGGATTGCGTGGAGGACCGATTCGGGCTTGGTGATCGGTCCAAACTGGGCCGCTACAAGATGCCCGCCTGCGTCGTCACCGCCGATGAGCGCATGTTGGCGACGGAGGCGCGCGACCTTATGCCGCAGGATGGCCCCGGACGCGTCAAGGGATGGAGTCTGAGCCATGCCCCCTACTCGCACCTGTTCGTGCGCCGTCCGTGGAGCCACGCGAAGGCCAAGCGCCGCTTCTTGCGCCGGTATCGCGAGCTTACGTGGCAGACCACGCGGTGGGATCGATTCGTTATCGCCGTGCGCCGCCTGCTGGGAAAGGACGGATGCAGATGACGAGGGACGAGGTGCTGCTGGAGATCCAACGGCGGATCGCGGTGCGCAAGGGCTACACGGACTTGCAGCGCAGCCCGCCGTGGAGCTGGGGTGGTCCGACGACTGGATTGACGGGGACTCTGCACGCCGACGAGGGCCCCACGGTCGTCCCCCGCTGGCCGCAGGACTGGTGCGACGTGTGCGAACTGGTGGAAGAGATGCGAGCCGGCGGCGGGACGTACGCCCTCACGCCGGGGATCTTCTCAGCCTACACGCCGGAGGGCGTGTACGTCGCAGAGGGGTCTTCGGATGAGGAAGCCATCGCCCGCTGCTACTGCGCCTGGCAGGGGATCGACCTGTCCGACCTCATGGAGGTGAGCGATGGGTGACTACGACTTTATGCCCCGGATGCGAGTCATCTACGCGGTGCTCGTGTTCGCCCTCGTCGGTGGGGCGGCGATCGTGGGCGGCCTGATCTGGGTCGCGACCCACCTGCACATCGGATGGAGGTGAGCGATGCTGGATGAATCACAAATGCCCATGGCGGCGCGGGTCACACACATCGCGGCGAAGCGTGTTGTGAAGGATCTGCCTGAAGACTACCAGCCGTACGGCAGGGACGACCGGGAGGGCAACGGAAAGTGGGGTAGCGATTGCTCCACGGGATGCATCTGGTTCGCGGAGTTGCGCGGCAGTTCTGATTGGGGCGTATGTATGAACCCTGTGTCCCACCGCGCCGGCCTGCTTACCTTTGAGCATCAGGGCTGCCGTCACCATTCGGAGAACCCGACACAACCGGCTATCGCGGAAGAGCCATGAACACGACTCTATGGGATTGGATCGTCGTCTTGCTGGGGCTCTGCACCCCGGCGCTGCTGCTCACCGTGGCGCTGCACGTCGTGGAGCGGACAGCGGAGCGACGAAAGTGGCGCAGGTACGGGATCGTACCGCCGCATGAACGCAACCGCCTCCTTTAGAACAATCCCCCCCCCATTCAATCCAAGCAGTAATCCGTGAGCGCGATTGACGATCTGGTATCTCCGTGGGCTCCTCGGCGGGATTTGCTGCGTCCCGCCGAGTTTCCGTTTACCCCCCACGAGGGACAGGAAGAATACTGCATTGCGGACTACCCCGTTGTCCTGAATATCGCCTCAAATCGGTACGGGAAGGAGATGCCGGTAGACACTCCCGTACTCACGCCGAGCGGATGGCGTGAGATGGGAGAGTTGTGCGTGGGTGACTTGGTGATAGCTGGAGATGGCACGCCTACTCCTGTGGTAGGGGTCTATCCCCAAGGTGTGAAGCCGGTGTACCGGCTTACTTTCAACGATGGCGCCTCTACCCGTTGCGGCTTGGACCATTTGTGGAAGGCCAAAGACCCGCAGGCTCGCTTTGTCAAAGCCAACCCGAACGCCACTGGCAAGCAGAGCTTTGGTCGGCGCTACATGCAATGGGGTGTGTACTCGCTGCGTGACATTCTGAGTAGCCCCGGCGGCATGCGGCCCAAGCCGCCTCAGAGGTTCAGCATACCCGCCGTAGGGGCTGTGCGCTTGCCCGCTTGCGACGTGCCGGTAGACCCGTATCTGATGGGCGTGCTGTTGGGCGACGGTGGGATCAGCAAAGATGCGGTTAGGCTTTCCAGCGTTGATGATGAATTGTTGGAAGAGGTGCGCAGGTTGCTTCCTGATGGCGTCAGTTTGCAAAAAGTCAAAGGAACAAACTGCGACTGGAGTATACCGGCCCCGTATGCGCGCAACGCGAAGGGGGACTTCGTTCGTTCAAACCCGTTGACTGCGTCCCTGCGGGGGCTGGGGTTGATGGGCAAGCGGTCATGGGAGAAACACGTCCCCGACTGCTATTTGTACAACGACGCCCCTCAGCGACTTGCGCTCTTGCAAGGACTGATGGACACGGATGGATCGGCGCTAAAGAATGGGCAGATTGAGTTTAGTTCTACATCAAAGTGTCTGGCTGATGCGGTTGTTTTCCTGGCTCAGTCGTTGGGTGGTACTGCGGTTATGGGAGTACGCAGAACATCGTACACGTACAAAGGAGAAAAACGGCTGGGACGGGAGTCGTACCGCGTCAACATACGCGTCCACGACGTGCCTTTATTCAGGCTTTCCCGCAAGTTGGCGCGCCAGAGAAACCCTTGCGTTACCAAAGAACGCATCTTGGTTCGCATCGATCCCGCCGGAGAAACCGAGCAGGTCTGCATAGAGGTGGCGCACCCGGAGCGTACCTATGTTGTGGAGAACTGCATTGTTACCCACAACACGACAATCGCACATATTGACAACATCTGGCGAGCCCACGGTGTGCACCCGTACAAGCGGGTGCCGCTCATCGAGACGCTGTGGTCCGGTTTCCCGGATTTCCCTTTCTACGAGAAGGTGACGCGGAAGATTTTTCTCTCCCTCGTCCCGCATCGCCTGCTGGTGCACTGGAGCGAGCAGCACAAGTGCGCCACGATCCGGCGGGTGGACGGTGGCGTCTGCCGGATCTGGTTCGTGTCGTACGAGCAGGCCGCAACGAGCTGGACGGGTGACGCGGTGGGGCACATCCATCTGGACGAGCCGGTGCCGGAGGAGCACTTCAACGAGGCCGCGGCGCGCGTGGCGACCACGGGCGGGCAGATTTACATCACCGTCACCCCGGTCAACGGGCTGGGCTGGATGGAGGAGGGATTGTACCTGCCGGCGGGCAACAAGGGCGGGGACAACCCGGACGTGTACGTGATCGAAGGCGGGCTCGCGGAGTACGACGAAGCGTTGGAGAAGCGGGATCGCGCCAGCATGGGGGTGGGTCGCATCAAAGTGCCCCACATGGACCGCGAGAAGGTACTCCGCTTCGCCCGCCGCTACAAAGACCCGGCGGAGCGGATGGTACGCGTCTTCGGCATCTACAAGCGCCGCACCGGGGGCGTGTATGCGGATTTCGACCCGGCGGTGCACGTCATCCCCGCCTTCAAGGTGCCGCAACACTATGAGGTGTGGGGCGGTTGCGACTCGGCGTACTTCTTCGCCCTTGTCATCAAGGCGATGGACGAGACGGGGCGCGTGTACACGGTGTACGAGTATTTCAGCGGCAGCGGGGAGACGGCGGAGCAGCGGGTGTCCGCGGTGTGGCGCGATCTCACCAGGGGCCGTACGGTGGAGAGCACCGACGAGGAGGGCAAGACCCGGAGCCGGTTCTATCCACCCGTGCTGCCGTGGTTGAATGAGGACCGGGACGCCACGCTCACCATTTACATCGACACCGCTGCGCTACAGGACAGCATCGAGTTGAACGCTGCCGCGGCAGAGATCGGCGCCCGGCTCGTCTTTACGCAGCTCGACCAGAAGTTGAAGGCGGTGGACGCCGGCATTCGCATGCTGCAAAACCTGCTGGCCCCCAGCACCAAGCGGGAGCCGCCGCTGACGGTGGAGCGCGGCTCGCCCAGCGCCGTGGGCGAGCCGCGCTGGTACATCTTTGACAACCTGTACAGCGAATGGGTGCATCTGCGACCGGGGGCGGACGCCAGCGACGAGGGTGAATTCATGGCTGGTTCGCGCCTGCTGTGGGAGATGAAGAACCTGCGCTGGAAGAAGCCCAAACCCTACGAAGCGCACACACCGGGGCCGGACAAGAACACGGCTGGAGGTATGCACATGCTGGACGGCGAGCGCTATGCGACCCTCGCCCGCGTCGCGCCGCCGGAGCTAGTGACGCAGGAGAGGCGAGGCGAGACGGCGCGGGAACGTCGGGTCAGGGAGCACCGGGAGCGACTCGCGGAGCGAGTTGAAGAAGGCTCTTGACTTCGGATGCGTGAGAATATAGATTGGTTGTAGTGAGATCAACCAACCCACAGCACGGGGCAGGCGACGAGATGAGCACGACGACGACCGGGAAGCTGGTCTTTGAGGACGACGGGACGATCACTCGCGACGGAGCGCCGGTCGCGGCCACGCACACGCAGGGCGGGTTGCGGTGCGCGACGACGACAGGGCTTGGCGCGTACCGGGAGCGGTCCGCAGAGGCCGCCGCACACCTCCGGTTCCTGCGCGAAGGGAGGGGCAGACCGCACACGCGGGTGAACGCGCACCTCGCCTGTCCCGTCCTGGAGGCGGTCGAGATCGTGGACGGCGCGGCGAGCGCCATCGAAAGCGCGGGCGGGTGGTCCGCCGGCGAGATCGCCAAGCTCCGTGCGGCGGCCAACCTGCTGCTCGATATGGACGCGGCCCGCATCCAAGCCGACGCGTTGCGGATCGCAGCGGAGGCTCAGATGGAGCGGCTGGGCTCCAGGGCGGCGGCGAGGCTCATCGTGAAGGCCGAAGAAACCGACCGCGTTGCCGACTATTTGGCCGCGCGTGAGGACAACGTTCAACGGGAGTTGGCGGAACTTGCCCGCAGGGACGCGGACGCGTGCCGCCTCGGCGCGGCTTCCATCCGGGCGCTACCCGCCCTGTCTGCGCTGGTGGCGGAGCTGGCGGCACTCCCGACCCACATCGACACGCGGCTGGACGCGCTGATCCTCCGCGCTCGCACCCTGACCGGAGACTGACGATGCACGAGAACGCCGTTGGAGACGTCGCGAACCCGCCGTTCGCGGCGCGGCACCTGCTCGACGCCCCCGACCCCTCCCACCCGGACGGCGGGGAGCACACGCCCGCCAGCGAGGGGGATGAGTGGTCGCATGACATCGAGGCCACCTTGGAGCGGTATCGAACCCTCGCTATCCGGAGGCGGGAAGACGGGCGCCTTGGGTATCCGGAGGCCGAGGAGTTCGGGCGGCTCCACAGCACGCTCTCCGCCGCCCTCCGGTCCTCCACCCCCGTCGTCCCCGCCGGACTGACGACAGCGGAGCGAGCGGCCGGCGAGACGCTGGCGGACAAGATCGACCGCAGCCTGGAAGCCGCGCTCGACAACGCCGGCATCTACAACTGGGATATCCGGCGCGCGGTGCTGGACTGCCGCGACGAGTTGCTGGGCGACCTGCGCTCCACGACGCCCCTCCCGCGATCGTTGTACGACGGCGATGGCCGCCGGTTCGCCAGCCTGAGAGTGACCATGTACGACGAGCCCGGCGAGGTCGAAGAGACCACGCGCCTTCTCGGCCTCCGCTGGAATGCCGTGGCCGACGCGCTGGCGGTACTGGACCGGGAGCAGGAGGGAACCGTGGAGCCGGAGAAGGCGGCGCGTGACGCCCGGATGATCCTGCGGGCGGCCGTGCTGGGGGAGGAGGTGGACCGTGGCTGAGGCGAGCGAGTTGCCCGAGTGGGCGACGCACGTGGCGGTGGACGCCAACGGCGAGGTGTGGGTGTTCGAGGGCGAGCCCGTGTGGATCGAGGCCGGGACCGCGCCGGACGGCCTGTTCTCGCCCGGTCATTGGGCGCCGGCCGACGGGTACGACGGGTTGCGGTGCGACCCGCTGATCGACGGTCTGGATGATCCGACGGTGCCGCCCGCGATCGCCCGGCTGCTCTGCGTCCGCATCCCGCGACCAGCCGGCTGGGAACCGCCCGCCCAAGACGACGACAACTTCGACCTCGCGGAGGGATGATGGCAGAACAGACGACGCCGGCAGGGTTGAGCCTGTCGCCGGCGGAGGCGATCGAGGCGGCGTTCCGCCACGGCTACGCGCGAGGGCACGCGCACGGTGAGGACGGCGAGCCGTTCCGCCCGCATGAGACGGCAGCCGCCTACGTCGCGAACCCGCCGTTCGCGGTGAGACACCTGATGGGCGACCCCGCCTCCCACCCGGCCTCGGTGCTGGAGGAGAGCGTGGCCGCAGCGGAAGAGGAGTACCGCGAGATCGAGGCGGAGCTGGACCGGCTGGGCATCCCGCGCGCCCACGTACTCACTCGCCACAAGACGACGCTCCAGCGCCTCTACGAGGACAGCGCGTCGGACGTCGTGAACCGCATCCGGGCACTCGCAGCGGAGCGTGACGGTTGGGAGTGGATCGCCCGGAGCAACGAGGCCGCTTACAACACGGTGCTCGCTGGCTTGGCACCACCGGACGGTGGGGTGCACACGGCGCCATGCGCCGTTTCTGCGAGCAGGTGCGCGCCGAGGCCGCCCCCAGCCCTGCGGAGTCTCCGGTAGGGGTCGGTGATGGCGGGACCCCGATGGCTGACGAATGCCGCCGCTGGGGGTGTGACGGAGATCACCGGTACCACAGCCACGACCCCGTGACGGGCGAACTCACTGCGTGGGAGGATGCATGATCGATGCGACATCGCCCACCCTCTCCGCTGCACAGCAGGGACGGTGAACCAGGGTCCAAGCCTTCCGCTACGCCCGTGGATCGTGCACCACGAGGACGCGGAGGGCGTGTCCCATGTGGATGTGGTGTGGCATTACAGCGGGCAATTGGCGGTGGAGACGCTGGCGCCGTACGAACTGTTGGATGTGCGTGAATTCCCACCTGAGTTGATGGAGGATGAAGATGAGCGAATGGATGCTGCTGGTGGCATCAGCGGCGATGCTGACGATGTGTGCGCTGGGTTGGTGGGTGATGTATCGCATGGGCGAGCGGGAGTCGAGGCGCACCGAGAAGTTTCTGGCGACAACCCAGGAGTTGCTGCGCGCAGAGAAGAGTCACGCGTACGCCATGATGGACAGGGTGATGCGCATGCAGCGGGAGGGCTTCGTGGACATGCCGGAAGCAGAGCCGGCAGTGGTTCACGAGGGCGAGGAGCAGGAAGGCGAATGGTACGTGCCGGAGCCCATCAATTGGCGGACGCCTCCTCCCGGCTCTGCGTAGTCACCGTGGAGGACGTGGCGAACGTACCGGAGAGGCAGAGACGTAGGCACGCGGTGGAGTTGGTGCTTGCGGATTTGGAAGCGCAGGGATGCGTCATCCTGACAACGGGAGCGCTGCGGCTGCTGGCCCCGCTGCTCGGGGAGGTGCACGAGCGTGTCCCGCTGAGAGAGCCGGTGCAGGTGAGGGGAAGGAGCCTATTCGTCATACATCCGCAGCAGCCGAAGGAGAAAGCAGCATGATGGAGAACCTGATCGTCATCTGTGTGTCAGTGATCGTGGGTGCGTTCGCGGCCCCCACTGCGGGCGGAACGCCTACATCACGGTGAAACGCCGTGTCAACGGGTGGGAGTCGTGGTACATCACGTCGGAGGGTGCAGTGGAGATTGCCTACGACGACCACACGGTGAAGCGCACGTGGCCGGCGACCGGCATCTGCGACTACTGCGGGAGGCAGCGACCGATACCGCGTCGCTCCGAACTTCAATAATCATGGGAAGCTCCATCCATCCGCGGCCAATCGTCGCGTGCCGCCCCATGAAGGCGGGCCAGGTCCATGAACTAGCGACGCGTCGTAACGTGGCCCTTGACTTCTCATATAGCCCAAGTTAACTTAGGTACAGTGAAGTCAACCAACCCACAGCACGTCGCAGGCGGAGCATGAGCATGACGACGGGACTTCGGGCGTGGAGCGTATCGGTGAACGACGGAGGGGCACACATCCGGATCGCGGTCTTCGCGGAGAGCGCGACGGACGCCAAGGCTGAGGCTCGCCGCTGTGGCGAGCGCCCGCATCACGAGGCGACCGTCTACCCGCTCGATGGCTATGGCGTACGTGGTTCTCGCGTCCGTGGCCTGCCTACCGGCTACGGGTTCTGCGCCGACTGCGGGTTTGCAATGAGCGAGTCGTCCATTCACGAGAACGGCCGCTGCGCCTCCTGCTACTGACCCCCGCCCCCTCCACTCTTTCACTGGCAGGCGAGGGCTCAGATCTACCCCAAAATCAACACACACACTACGCTCTCCGGGTAGCGAGGCGACCGCCAGCCCGCGGCGCCGTCCACCCGGAGAGCGTCCTTCCTTGCACGAGCACAACGACCTCACCACGCCCGTAGGCGACCACGGCCCGGCTCCGTACCCCACCGTGCTGCCCGGCACCGCGGGCTGGAACGACAACGCCCGCCGCTCCTACGCCGCATACCTGACCGCGCTGTGGGACGAGCAGACGCAGTACCTCCGCCCGCTCCACCTCGCGTGGCAGCAGAATCTGCTTTTCCTGGTGGGGCAGCACTGGCACCGGCTGGGACGGGACGGCTTTCGCGTGGACCGCACCGACCCGCTCTGGAAGCTGAAGCCCACCTACAATCTCTGCCTCCCCTTCTACAACACGTATCTGGCCAAGGTCACCAAGACCCGCCCGGCCACGCAGGTCGTGCCGGCGTCGTCCGACCCCAAGGACATGAAGGCGGCGCAGCTCGGGGATGACCTGATCGAAGCCAAGTGGACGGAGCTGAAGGCGGCCCGGCGCTACCGTCATTTCTGCGGCTGGACGATCCTCACGGGCAACGGTTACGCGCTTCCCTTCTGGAACCCCCGTGCCGGCCGCATCAAGCGGCTGGAGGCGGAGATGGAGTGCCCGGTCTACGAGGCGGACGGGGTCACGCCACTGCTGGTGGAGAGCGAGGACGAGCCGGGGATGCTGGTCCCGGCCACCGAGATCCTGACGGTGCCCTACGACGCGGAGGGCGAACCCATGCTGGGCGAGGATGGGCGCCCACGGCCGGGGGCCAAGGCGCACGTGGTGGAGGAGGGCGAGGTGGACTTTCGCGTCTACTCTCCGTTTCAGGTGCGCGTCAACCCGGAAGCTACCTGCGACGAGGACGTGACGTGGTTCATCGTCACGGAGCCCATGAGCCTGCGCGAGATCGCGAAGCGCTGGCCGGAGGCGGCGGCCAAGGTGCAGGCGGAAGACCTGTCCACGGTCATGGGGATTCTCTCCACCCTCAGCGGCATGCTGGACGGGCGTCTGAGCGACGGCAGCGAGTTCGGCGTCTCGCCGCGGGACGAGCGGCAGAAGAGCCTGCCGCGGGCGCTGGTGAAGTTCTACTACGAGAGGCAGTGCGCCGACTATCCGGAGGGGCGGCATTGGGTGAGCGTGGGCGACGTGCTGCTGGAGGAGCCACAAGACCTCCCGGACGGGCTGTTCCGCCTGATCCACACGCAGGACATCATCGTGCCCGGCCGCTACCACGGCATGAGCAAGCTGGAGGCGGCGGTCGCGATCAACCGGGAGTACAACGAACTGTCCGCCCGCATCGCGGAGCACCACCGGCTGTTCGCAAACGGCAAGTACGCCGTGCCCAATCAGGCGGGGGTCAAAAAGGGCACCTTCACCACGGAGCCGGGCGAGGTGGTGCGGTACACCTACCCGTACAAGCCGGAGCCCATGCCGGTGCCCGCGCTCCCCGCGTCCGTGTACCAGGAACGGGAACGGCTCCTGGTAGACTTCGAGCGGGTGACGGGGATGCGGGCGGTGTCGCAGGGCGGGACCACGGGCGGGGTGACGGCCGGCATCGCCATCATGCAGCTGCAGGAGGCCGACGACGCGGACCTGGGGCCGTTCCTTGCCTCCGCGGAGGAGGCGGTGGCGGACCTTGCCGGTGCGTGGCTCATCCTCATCAAGAACAACTACACGGACGAGCGTCTGTACTACGCCGCGGGGCCGGATCGCCGCTACATGGTGCAGAGCTTCCGCGCCTCCGACCTGGAGGGCGCGGTGGACGTCATCCCGCAGGCGGGGAGCAGCCGTCCGGGAAGCGAGGTTGCACGGCAGGCGGTCATCATGGATCTGGCGCAGCGCTTCCCCGTCCTGTTCAACGACCCGGAGACGGGACGTCCCGACCCGGCCCGCTTTGCCCGTGCGCTCCAGCTCGGCGGGCTGGAGGCGGCGTACGAGTCGGAAGACGGCGACGTGGCGGAGGCCATGCGGATCGAGGAGCAAATCAGCCTGCTCGGTGGCATGGACGGGATGGACGACTCCACGGAGCTGGTCATGCCGCAGCCGTGGCAGAACCTAGCCGTGCACTACCGCCAGCATCGCCGTACGCTGGCCGGCGCCGAGTGGAAGGAGTGGCCGGAAGAAGCGCAGATGGTGTTGCAGCAACGCTTCCTTGCGGTGAAGGCCGCCATCGACCAGCAGCGCGTCCAGGACGCCATGTTGCTGGCCGGAGGTGCGCCCGGTGGGATGCCGCAGGAGGGCGGGGAGCCGGCAGCGGGGCCGATGGGTGGCATGGGGGCCGCAATGGACCCGCTGGGGGCAGAGGCGGACATGATGGAGCAGGGCCTTGAAGATGCTGCGGGAGGCGGGCTGTTGAACTGAAGAGAGAACCAGCCCCGCCTGTACCGTACAGGCGGGGCTGGTTGCTGCGGCGCTCCAAGGAGCAGGGTGTATCGGGTTCGACGGCTCGTTCTGGCTGGATGGGTGACTTGCGAGTTCCGGCTCGTTCAAGGGCAGAAGGGTGGCTTCCCCGGACACGGCTCGCTTTGGTCAGACAGGGTGATTCAAGATGTACGGCTCGCTTTGAAGCGGCGCGGTTATCTCACATTCTACGGCTCGCTAGTCTGCCACGGGTTACTCACAGCTCGCACGGCTCGCTCTAGTAGCGTCGGGTGTATCGTGAACCACGGCTTGCTAGTCGATGACGGGTGTCTCAAAAACGCTGGCTCGCTCTTTATCCAAAGGGTTACTCGTTCGTTGCGGCTCGTTCTTCCCGTACGGGTGGCTTTGTCCGTTAGACTCGTTCCTGCAATACGGGCGTCTCTGAAATTTTGACTCGCTTCGATACGACGGGTGGCTCCTATACTTCGGCTTACGGACGCGTCATCGCCTGAATCAACAGGCGGACGTATTGGTCTGCGTCTTCGTAGCTATCCGGGAAATGCCTACCGTCTTCCACTTCGCCAGGGAGGAAGCCGTCCCGGACCAAGGGTTCGTACAACTCATACTTCCATCCACTGTTGCCGAAAGGACGCTTTCCGCTGAAGCCCTCCTCCTCGACCCACAGCGTGTCCAGTAGGATGCGCAGGTACTCGCGGACCGTGAGATTGTCGCCAGCGTCACTGTCGAACCGCACCTCCAGCGCACGCATGAGTTCGTCGGCATCTTCCAGCGGCGCGGGCATGGGGATGTACTGTACTCCGTCGATCACGACCTTGGGCATGGTGGCACACTTCGGTGAAGGTTGATCCGGGGCCATGGCTGAATCCGATAGCAACAACGACCTGCGCATCCCTCGATGGGTGCTCGCCTTCATCCTACCAGCCATGGGTGTGTTCGTGGCGGTGGCACGCACCGAGTATCGCACCAACGAGAACGAGGCCGACACCCAACGCCTGCGCACCGATATGGAACGTGCCTTCGATGCGCAGAACACGCTGGACCGGAACTATGAGGCCCGTTTCTCCGACATGGAACAGCAGATCCAGTGGCTTTGCGCCCAGCGTGCCCGCGACGACCAGGAATCCGGCCGTCAGGGCGCGGGTACATGTCCCTGACGGCCATAGAAAGGCGCTGGATGTTTCCGGTGATCTCAACTGCTTCGGCTCGCTGGCGGCAGGCGGTTGAATCGATTGCTACGGCTTGCTACACCCTTTCGGGTTACTTCAATCGCGTCAGGCTCGCTTCCTCCCTTCGGGCGTCTCACTACCAAACGGCTTGTTGTGCACTCGGGTGACTACCGTTACTCAACTCGCTGCGTTGCTTCGGGTGGCTCAATCCCTACGGCTCGCTGTTCCAGTCCGGGTGTCTAACGTTTCACGGCTCGCTCTTTGGCTACGGGTTACTTCCACTCCACTGACTCGCTCAGATGATTCGGTTGTCTTTCCACTTTCGGCTCGACAGTGGCTCAATCTAATCCCTCTATGCCGTAAGTCAAGGGCAAGGGTATCGACCAAAAACAGTTTGTCGTACATCCTCACCCACGAGGCATCCACAGTCACCAGTTTCCACCCCGTTCCCGCAGCACGGTCCACCTCTGGTCCCTGCGGCACAATCATCCGGCACAGAGGCACCACAGATGAGCGACATGCAGGGCACGTCCATCCCCGACGACATCTTCGACCGTCATTTCGGCGGCACCGAGGAAGCGGACACGGTGGGCGACGAGACGGGCATCATCCTGAACGACGACGCGGACCTGACCGTGGAAGGCGACACGGACGACCTGGAGGCGCCGGGCGACGGCCTGGGCGATCTGGAGTCCGACGCAGACGACGGCACCGGGGACGACGGCGCGCTGGGTGAGGAGGCGGACGAGAGCGAGGAGTCCGAAGGCGACCGCGACGACGCGAGCCATGAGGAGGACGACCCCTTCGACCGCAAGGAAATCGACGCCATCACCGACCCCAAGGCGCGGGCGGTGGCGGAGAAGGCGTACAAGAGTCTGGTGCGGGACTATACCCGCAAGACGCAGGAGGTGGCGGAACTGCGCAAGTCGGCGGAGCGCGAGGTGTCCACTGCCCGCGCCTTCCAGACCGAGTACGAGCAGTTCATGGCCGACCTCGCCACGCCCGCGGGAGGAGAGCACTTCCTTCTGACGGTGGCCGACGCCAAGCCGGAGCTGTTCACCGAAACAGTGTTGGTGGATCTCGGTCTGCGCAACCCGGAGCTGCTGGCCGCCGCCTTGGACCGGGTGCAGGAGCTTTCCGACGATCCGCGGGCGCGCCGGGTGTTCGACGGCGAACGCTCCATCGCCATGCAGAACCATCGTGAGGGGCAGACGCGGGCCACGCAGCAGCGGGTATCCGAGCAGCGGGTTGCGGAGACAGTGCGCAGGCTGGTGCAGGACGAGGCGGGCAAGCTGGGCGTGCGCAAGGCGGAGTCCATCGAGATCGTGCAGGACTCGGTGGACAACTTCCTTCGCAGGGCCGCGGCTGCCGGGACGAAGGTGGTCGCGGCCGACGTGCGGGCGCATGCCGCCAAGGTGGCCAAGCGGCTGGCCGGGGAGCGCAGGGACGCCGCCAAGGCCCAGCAGGCGGCGGACCGCAGGGCCCAGCAGGAACGGGTGCGCAGGACGGCGAAGATGGCCGGAGCCCGCCGCACCACACCGCCCAACACCGCGGCTCCGGGCGGGCGCAAGGCAGAGTGGGTGCGCCCGAAGCGCGAGAATGACGTGATCGACAGCATGGTCGATCGTTTCTTCGGAGACTGAATGCGGCGCCTTGGCATCCTGCCGGGGACGCCTGAACGCAAACGAACCAGAGCAGGAGTCACACGCCCATGGCAGGACGCCAGGTAATCTATGACGACGCGGGTGCGGCAAGCACCATCGCCGCCTTCCTGAAGGAGGACTACGTCGTCAACGAGATCCGCAACCTCGTCAACACGAGCACGGAGCTGCTGTCGCGGATCAAGACCAAGCCCACCGATGTGGGCCTGAACTGGGTGGAGCCGCTGAAGACCGCCACTGCGCAGGGTCACGGAGCGCGGGCGGAGAACGGAGCCCTCCCCAACCCCGGCTTCGGCCGGTATGACCGCATCACCGGCTACGTGAAGAGCCTCTACGGCTCGTTCTACATCACCGGCCAGTCCATCGCCGCCACCAAGGGGAGCCGGGCCACCTTCAAGGCCGCGCTGTCGCAGGCGTTGGACGACACCAAGGAGGGCTACCGGCTCTCCAAGCAGCGGCAGAGCTGGGGCGATGGCAACGCCATCCTCGCCACGGTGGACGGCGCGGTGACGGCCTCCACGACGGTCCCCGTCTCCGACCCCTACGGGCTTACCTACGTGCAGGCGGACCTGGAGGGCTGGGAGAAGGTGATGTGTCTGAAGGAGAACATGGAGGTGTGGTTCGCCACGGCTGCCGTCTCCCGCACCATCACCGCCGTGGACGAAAGCGCCGGCACCATCACCGTCAACACGGCGGTCACGCTCACGGACGGCGAGGAGATCCAGCTCGGTTCTTCTTCGACCAACCGCAACGACGGGAACGAGCTGACCGGCGTCTCCGGCTTCGTCACGGACACGGGCAACTACTTCAACCTGTCGCGCACCGGCCGGGCGGTGCTCCAGTCCACGGTGGTGGACTACACCGCGGCGCCGTACAACAGCGACCCGATCCTGCTGGAGAGGGCGATGCGGGCCACCAACTCGGCGCTGTTCCGCAAGGCCACGGACCAGAGCGGGCTGGTCGCGTTCTCGAACACGAACGTGCACGACACGCACGTCAACAACCTCGTGAGCGAGCGCCGGCAGGTGAACCCGATGGAGCTGAAGTCGGGGCAGGACGCCATCGAGTACGGCGGCAAGCCGCTGGTGAAGGACAAGGACTGCCCCCCGCAGCGCATGTACTGGCTGCGGATGGACGATGTCTTCTTCCGCCAGATGGGCACCTCCGGCTGGATTGACGACGACGGCAACATCCTGCACCGTGTCACGACCGGCGAGGGGCGGGTGCACGCCTTCACGGCCGACTGGTGCGAGCATGTGGAGATGGTGACGCGTGCGCCGGCCAACCACGCGGTGATCGAGGGGATCACCCGTACGTAAGCGGGGGCAGGCGGGCCGGGGTTGAAACCAACCCCGGCCCGCAACCACGACGCACAAATCTGCCACAGATAATTGAATGAGCGCGACGCCCGAAAAAAGACGGTACCTGGAGTGGAAGATCGGCCCGGACATGTACGACCATCTCCCCCCGGAGGTATTGGACGCGGACGGCGCCCCGGACGAGGCCAAGGTGATCGAAGCCCTGCTCCGGGCGCAGGAAGCCTATCGGGCGCGGCTGGACGAGGTCTGCGCCATGGTCGCCACCGGCAGCGACGAGGTAGCCCAGCGCGCGCTGGATACGTTCAGTGATCCATGCACCCGCAAGTTCCTGCTCTCAGTGGGCATCCCCACCGACACGAGCAAGTGGCTGGAGCGCATCCGCAAGCAGGCCGAGCGCGGGTGGCTTCCCGATCCGGTGCTGGACGCGTTCTCGCCGCGCACCGACGCGGAGCACATCACCACGTATGTGACACTGGTGAATCGCGAGCCGCGAGACTTCGCGCCGCAGGAAACCGAGTGGACGGAGACGGCCCTGGAGCGGGTAAGGCATGAGCGCGCCCGCAAGCCGTTCTATGCGTTCTTCAAGGTGGCCGGTCAATTCATGGAAAGCGCGCTCTGATGCTTCCGGCCAGCCTGAACATCAAAGACGTAGAGCGGGAGATCATCGGTCCGCACATCGACCATGATTTCCGCCTTGCGCCACCCGATGGGGTGGCGCAGGCGCTCCGGAGCCACAAGCCCACGCTGCGCCTGCTGTACAACCGGCGCGGGCGCGTCATCCCGCACAAGTCGGGGAGCTACGACGCCAACGGCGAGCCTCGCCGCGTCGAGTACGAACCGCGCTGGGAGTTGTGGGATACCGACCGCGGCGGCCATGATTATCTTGTCATGGTGCTCCGCGACGAGGACGACAACTACCGGGAGCCGGGGATGTGGGTCGTGGAGCGCGTCAAGCGCTTCGATCCCGCCCGTTTCCGCGGCCCGACCGAGTGGGCGGCATACGTGAACGCCTACCAGCAGAACCGGCGGGACGTGCACGCGGCGGATTGGGACGGCTTCGTGGACTTCGCGGCTGACTACTGCTGGCGGATGGGCCACCCCATCGCCAACCCCCTGCAAATCGCATCCTGATGAGCATGAATGACGACATGACCCCGATCCGCGAGATCCGCGAGCGGCCCCGCCTCACCAGCGTCACCGGCCGCTCCCGTGACGAGCTGGCGGAAGAGCGCGCGGCTGCGCGGGCGGACATCGCTTTCACCCGTGGTCTGGCCGGAAATCCGCGCCATGCGCGGATTGGCGCAGTGCCGGCTGTCCAGCCTTCGCCCAGCGGGCTCATTGGTCTGGCGCAGGCGCAGGAGATGGTGCAGTCCGCCGTCACGGGTGCGGTAGAGGGGGTGCATTCCTTCTACCGCGGTTTGTTGGGCGATGAGCGCTGGCGGGATGCCTACACCCGCTATCACTCGATGGGCGCGGTGTCGGTAGACGCGAACCGCGGCATTATCGGCGGCCAGCCGGCCGATCACTTCGACGCCCCGGGGACGCCGCTGCCTGACGGCGCGTCCTACCGTCCCCACCGGCCCATCGAGGCGGAGCCGTTCTACATGAACGCAGCGCTGGACGCGGACACCACGCAGGACGCGGAAGGGCGTTCCGGCTACATCAGCTCGTCCGGCCGGGGGCAGGAAGAGCCGCAGCAGACCGGCAGCGCGGCGGACGGGGAATTCGTGGAATCGATGGAAGTGGAGGACAACGAGCCGGCGATGAGTCAGGCGGACGCCGGCACCCCGGAAGGGGCAAGCGGAGAGGAGGGTCCGCCGTTCCCGTGCAACCAGTGCGATTTCGAGGCAGGCAGCAAGCGCGGCCTGAAGGCGCACAAGACCACCAAGCACCCTGCTTCCACCGCTGACGAGGACTGAGCCCGATGCCCAACGCTTTCGCCTATCCGCACCCGCAGTCCCTCCCGAACGTGCTGAAGGAGGCCCACAACACGATGCGGGCGACTTCGGTGGCGCTCCGTAACGCGATGCTGCACCGCGTTCTTTCCGATGGTGGCGCGGGAATCGGTACCACGACGAGCAAGGTGCGCTCCAACGCCACCATCTCGTATACCATCAACGGCGAGTTCAAGTCGAAGGCAGCCACCGACGACCTGTGGACGCTCACCGGCGCCGTGATCCCTGCCGGGCAGAAACGCACCTACCTGCTGCTGCTGGACAGTGCCGGAGCCGCCACCGTCGCCGCGTCGGATACCGTGCTGGCGGCCGGGACCGTGACGCTGCCCGCGTGGCCGGCGGACAAGGCCATCGTTGGCAGCGTCACGGTGAGCAACGGCAGCGGCGGCAACTTCACGCCGGGGACTACGGCGCTGAACGCGGCGTCCATCACCACGACCTACTTCGACGGGGTTCCGGCGGCCATGCTGCCCGCGGCGCCAACTGAGGACGTGGAGAGCTGAAGCCCGAAGCCGGAGCGGGCGTAATCTCCGGCACTCTCTTTCTTTCTTCGGAGGCAGTGAGATGGCAGAGTTTACGGTGACTTTCCGGGCCGCGCTGGTGGGAGAGCCGGTACAGATGAAGACCGCCGAACAGGTGGTCGAAGCACAACGAGTCGAAGGGTGGGGGAACGACTACGCGTTCCTCTCCGGCGACCGGGAAGTGATGGCGCTTATCCCGCGCGATCTGGTATCGTCAGTGCGCAAGGTGGGACGGACGACCGAAGACCGGCAGGTAGAGTACTGGGTGGCTGTAAGCAATCTCGATCAAACGACCGGCAGCCAGGAAGGCCCCTTCTGGAGCCGCAGGGAGGCCGAGGAGTACGGAGAGCGGCAAGGCAGTCGCGGGCTGGTCTGGAACATCGTCACGAAGTAGCGCGCACGGAGGCCCGGCGCTGTAAACGCAGCGCCGGGCCGCAACCCGGGTACGAACAATGGGTATGCAGAGAGAGCCGGCGCTGATGGCGGGTGGAGTCGTATCCACGATTGTTGCGCTGGCGGTCGCCTACGGTCTGTTGGACCTGGACAAGGCGGAGTTGTGGAAGGCGCTGGCCATCTCCATCCTGCCGCTGCTACAGGCATGGTGGACGCGGCAGCAAGTCGTGCCTGTGTCCAAGGTGCACGACGCCGGGATTTCGGTGGCGGAGATCAACGCGCGGGCCGGCTGAAAGGACATGATTACGATGAGAAGCGCGCCAGAATGGGATGGGCACACCAGCGATGACGTGCTGCACCGCCTGAGGGAGTGGATGCGCCCGTGACCGTTGCTGAACTGCTGGACGAGGCTCGCGACTTCCACGCCTCTTTCACGCGCCAGAACGTGCCGGACGTGGCGTGCATGCGGGCGCTGTCCCGCTACGCACGCCGGCTGGCGGAGAAGATCGTGGCGCTGGACGAAGCGAGTCTTGCCACGCCCACGACGGTGAGCAACGCCGCACTCATGGCTGCGGTAACGGGTCGAACGGGCATCACCCTGCCGGCGCACCTGTTCCTGCTGCGGCAGGTGTACGTAGTCCGTACCTGCGATCAGGTACGCATACCCGTGGAGATCACTGACCACGCTAGCCGCAACACGGAGGGAGCATGGCGCTTCCCGGCCGCCTCCATCGTCAACGGGAAGCTGTACCCGCTGAACCTGCTGGACACGCTGGGGACGGTCTACGGCGCGAACGGGTGGGAGGAGTACGACGGGCTGGAGCTGATGATCGTGCCGTTGATGGACGACCTGACCGGCCCCACCTCCGTCATCGCTCTCCCCGACACCTGCCGTGATGCGCTGGTGTGCAACCTCGCCCTGTTCATGGCCGGCCGCACGGCGCGGACGGTGTCCGACTTGCCCTTGCTCCCGCAGCAAGCCATGGACGCAGAGGCGATGGCCATTGCCACCGTGGCAGGGTCGTCCAACGCCGGAACCTGGAGAATCACATGAGCCGCTACACACCGCCCGACGTTTATACGGTCGTATGCATGTGGGGGACGGACAGGCGCTCAACGTCACCGACAGCGCGGACAGCATCGACGCGCAGATGAGCGATTGGCTGTCTTCCGCCGGGACGAGGGACTGTTTCGTGCACCTGCACAACATTGACGGCGACGCGATCCGCGTGCTGGCCTCCAGCATCGACACCCTCATCGTCTCCACGCCGGAGGGGCGCCGCAACCAGCTCGCGTTTCGCAGGGCGGCCAAGCTGGAGGCGGAGGGGATGCGCGCCGAACTGGGCTTCGTGCCCGGAGACGACGACTGATGTGGGCCTTCTCCTCCGTGCTCGCCCTGTGGCTCGTCTACTACTACCGGAAGCGCTGACGCCGTGGCTCTCGTCTCCTCGCTCATCGACGCCGCGTACAACCGCAGCCTGAAGGCCCGCCCCGCGCAGTTCAACGAGGACGTGGAGCTGCTTGCCATCGTACGTCGGTCGCTCCTGGAATGCTTTCTGGCCGCCGCCGAGGTGCGTCCCTCGTTCTTCGGCAAAAGTGCCACGGTGGCCTTCTCCGGCGGTGCGTGGGCACGTCCCAGCGACGCCATCGCCATCTACCGCATCCAGAACGCCACCGGGAGCCGGGTCATCGAAGTGCCCCTGCACGACAAGACCGCCGACCTGTCGCAGCCGGCGGTCTACGATCTCGGCGGAAGCTTCTACAGCGCCGGCAATCCGCTGGACCCTACGTCCGGCAACCTGACGATGTACTATGCACGCACGCCGCGGGCGCTGACCGCCACCACCGGCGATCCGGCTGGCACCACGGACCCGGCGCTCACGTCGGATTGGGACGAGATCCACATCCTCGCCCTGTACATCCACATGATCGGCAAGGACGCCGCGAACCATCCGCCCGGAGAGGCGGAGCGCCAGACGGCGGAGCGGGCCGCGTGGATGGAGAACTTCCGCACCTACGTACGCGCCAGCAGCACGTCTACCGTTGCGAGAATGGGGAATCAACCGTGAGCGGCAGAATTGTACCAATGATCGGAGGGCCGCAGGATGGCAGGGAGCGTCATCTAATCGGTTCTCTGAAAGAGCAGGAAGTGCTTTACGAGGCTGGAGATTGGAGCAAGGGGAGCCGTGAAGTTCACGTCTACCGCTCGCTGGGAGGCAGAGCGCCTTTCCGGTATGAAGGCATGCGTCCGTGGATTCCTGACGTTGACGTAGTGAACTGCAAGACGCGATGAGCTACACCGTCGAGGACGTGGCGATTCTGGCGCTGGCCCGCGCCAGGCAGTACACCAGCGAAGTCAACGAGAACCGCGCCCTGATTTACGCACGGATCGGGGTGCGGCAGCAGGAGCTATTCGCGCTGGCGGGGAAGATCAACCCGGACTACTTCGGCGTCTGCGCCCACGCCCCGGTGAGCACGGGCAGCGTGAACCTGAACACCATCGCGGACCCCGTGCCCACGCCCGACCTGATACAGCGCATCGAGATTTACGACGCGGGGACGAGTGCCTACGCGGTGGGCGACGAGGTATTCCCGGTCACGCTGCACGATCAGGGCTCCGCGTTCCCGCCGCGGGTGATCGTGCGTGACCGGGTGATGTACGGCGTGGCGAACGACTTAGATGGGGTGGATGAGGTGCGCATCTACTACTCGCGCCTCCCTGCGTCCATCGGCCCCACCGACAAGACCGTGACCGTAGAGCTGCCGGAGCCGCACCAGATGCTACTGGTGGTGGACGCGGAGCGGGACATCTATCGCCGCAGCGTGACGGCGCCGGAGCCGCACATGGCGCGGGCCAGCGCAGACGAGGCCGCGTTGCTCGACGCGTTCCGTGCGCACGTCTCCACCTACGCCGGCTCGCTGCAAACCCGGTACGGAACGCAGACTACCGCGGCGGCGCCGTGAATGTGCCTACGTAATCCGTTGGCCCTTTTCCGGCGCTTGGTGCCCACCCCGGACCATAGATGCGCACCCCCTCCGCCCACAACTCTTCGTGCGCACGGGTGGCGGCTTCCATCAGCGAGTTACCCGTGCCTTTGACGCGCTTCGGCGTGTCAGGATGGGACAGCAGCACTTCAACGCCGGGGGCGCCGCTGGTTGCGCCCAGCTTGCCGGGCAGCAGGCGGATGAGCACCTGTTGGTTGGAGGCACGGACGCCGCGCTCCTTCCAGTCAATGCGCGGCAGGGCCATTAGCCATGCCCATGCCTTCAGTTCACTTGGCGTGTACGGTTCTCTCATGGTTTTATTTCGCAAGTAGGCGCAGACAGTTATTGCACTGCGGCACCTCTTTCGCCAGCCGCCTTTCCTGCCATTCTCCCCGTAATTCATCGGGGTTGAAGGTGTCGCTTCCGCACAGCCCGAAGCTGCCGGGGCCGCGTACAGCGTGCAAGCGCGTGACGTACCAATTCGGCCGCCAGACCACCGAAGCGTCTGCGGCCGGTGGAGACGCAAGAGGTGAAAATGGGGACTGCATTTGTATTGCCTCACTTATTTGCTGGTTACGTTAAATTGCTCACGCAACAATCTAATTCGCCTACAGCCAAGGCGCAAGCATGCCAGTTACCGGAACCTCGCTGTCCGTGGATTTCGCCGGCTACCCGAACGGGGCGCCGGCAGGGTGGACGAGCGTCATCAACTCCGGCACCACGGCCGGGCTGCTGGGCACGCTCACGGTGGCGTCCGGGGAAGCGCAGTTCACGGGGCTCGGCGTCAACGATCAGGGCGCGGCCACACTGAACGATTCCGCGGGTGCCACCCTCGCCCGCGTGCTCGTCTCCTTCCGGTACAGCCAACTCCGCTCCGGCTTCACGGAACGCGGCCCTGGAATCGGTCTGCTGTTCACCGGCAACCCGGCGGCGGCCAATGGTTTCGCCGGCTACCGCGCTACCACGGACATCGTCGTCAACACCGGCTCCGTCACCGTCTCCTATCAGGCGTACCAGTCCAACGGGACCGTGCGCCTGAACGCCTCCGCCTCACTGGGCACCTTCTCCAGCCTCACCACCTCCACGTTGCTGTGGATGGAGGCACAGGTCCTCAAAGACCCCACGGATTTGCAGAACCGCAACCGGCTCCGCATCCGTATGTGGAAGGACGGGGACGCGGTGCCGGCGTGGGCGGTGGACGTGCTCGTGGATGTGAACATGCTGGGAACGACCGGCCCCAGCGGCGTGGCCAGCCGCAGCAACGTGGCCCGCTACAAGACTGTCACGATTGACGGCAACTGGCCGGTCTACCCCACGCCACCCAACATCACCGCACCCGTGGGTCCGGAGGTGTCGCGAGGCACGCAGACACTCACGTGGACGGCCGGGGCGGACGCTGACGCAGAAGTGGGGGACGTGCTCACCTACGCGGGCCAGCAGCGCATCAACGGGGGAGCGTGGACGGCCCTGTTTCCGGCGCAAGCGGGGCTCACGTACACGTGGGATCTGTCCGGCGCAGGGGGCGGCACCGCAGAGGCCCGCGTGCGCACCATCGACGCGGATGGGCTTGTATCGGATTGGGACGAGGGACCGACGTTGACGGTGGACGCGTGGGCGACTTGCGGTGATCCACCGTCAACGTCGTGGAGCGGGTGTGGGGCTGCGCCTTCGACCGTCTGGACAAGCTGTTAGTCTGCTGGAGTGATGCTTACCTCGAAGCTCGCCCCGGCCGGATAGGCTTCCGGATCGGAGCCGATAAGGCGGATGTGAACGGTCCCGTCCTCCGACTCCAGATGGATCGTGCTCGAAGAAGACGTGCCCGCTTCCTGATGATGCAGGGTGCGTTGCGTGACGTGGCGTACCTGTACGGTGGGCATGGAGTGTCCCCTTAAAGGGTGCAGGTTGACAGCGTTGTGGGATATTTAGGCCGAAAGGGTGCGAAGTCAATCCTTTTGTCACTATCGACCAAAAACACACACAGTTGCATCCTGTTGCTGTACTTCATGCCATTACGACTCATCTCAACGCCTACCCATGAGCCCAACCACACCAAGGACAGAGGGCCGCAGGCGTACGCCGGAATCGCTGTTGCCGCCGGAAGAGCGCACGCTGTTGGCAGCAGAGCGCGCCGCCCGCTGGGGCAAGGTGGTGATCGGCGCCGCGTCCAGCATCGGCCTTACGATGATCTTCATCGTCTCCACCGGCGCGACCCTGCGTGACTTTCCCCGCCAGCAGCGCGCGCTACAGGCGAGACAGGACACGCTGGCCGTGCAGCAGCGGCAGTTGCGGGCCGCTTTCGCCGCGCATCTGGACGAGGAGAACCAGGAGGACCGTGCGCAGACCTGCGCCTTGAAGCGGATGGCGGAGCAGCGCGACCCGTCCGCCTGCTTCGAGTTCCTGCCCAATCCCACCTACTACGACCCGCCGGGGGTACGGGCACAGCCATGAAGTATCTGCGCCGCCTGTCCCGCGCCCTTTTCGCCGCGCTGCTGCGGCGTAAGCCACGTCAGGTGCAGGACTGGCTCGACGAACACGCGTTCATCGGATGAGCCGCGGTCGCGGGCGTACCGCATTGCCGCGGCACCCGGTCACGGGGCTGGGCGATCCGGACCTGATCCTGCTCTATGAGAGCCTGTACTACCACGGCGGCCTGACGGCGGACCCGGCGGAGCCACGAGAGGGTGAGCTGTGGCTGCGCACCGACCTGGACCCCGTGGAACTGCGGGGGTGGGTTGGCGGCGAGGCCATCACCCTGCCGGCAGGAGGTGGCGGAGGCACGGTCGCGTGGGGTGACATCACCGGCACGCCCACGACGCTGGCCGGATACGGCATCACCGACGACATCATTCTGGAAGGCGATCCTCGCCTCACCGATGACCGCGATCCTACGGCGCACGCCATCTCGCACGAGAGCGGCGGCGGCGATGCGCTGGACCTGGACAGCATCGCCGGGATGCTGGACGCCGGCAAGCTATACGGAGACGCTACGCTGGCCGGGCTGGCAGTCACGGATTCGGAGGCGTCCTTCAACGCCGGAGCGCTGGTGGCGGGGCTGCGGGCTTTTGGGCCGATGGAATTCGTGGGTTTGAGCTTCGGGGAAGTGCCGTTGGGCAACATCCCGTCGTCGTCGGGACTCAACACCAACTTCGACGCGGACAAGCTGGACGGTCAGCACGGCACCCATTATCTGGACCGTGCCAACCACACCGGCACGATGGACGTAAGCGACCTGACGGCCGGCAGCGAAAACGACGTACTGCGGGTCAGTGGGGGTACGCCTTCGTGGGGGCTCGTCGCCAACGCCAACATCGACGCATCGGCGGCGATTGCGTGGGCGAAAATCAGCAAGACGGGGAGCAGTCTGGCCGATCTCGCCACCCGCAGCGCGGGTGATTTGTCCAGCGGCAATCTCGCGTATGCGCGCCTACCAGGTACTACGGCTGGAGCGTGGAACAGCGCCGGGGTGAGTCTTGGGGGTACGAGCCAGAATCTCGGCGGCAGCGTGCGCGCGCTCACCGTCTACCGCAACTCGTCCAGCATCCCGTCGCTACAGCTTGCCTACGACTCCGACTCCATCCCCTCGGACACGCAGGTGGGGACGGTGTCGCAGTGGGCCGGCTCCGCCACGCCGCGAGAGATCGCCCGCATCGGGTTCGTCAACGTGGACACCGGCGAGGACGACGGCCACATGACGTTCTGGACGATGCTGGCCGGCACGCTGTCCGAACAGATGCGCATCACCAATCAGGGCAATCTATCCCTGTTCGGCACCGGCTCCTACGGCGGCGGGGTAAAGGTGGCGTTCGTGGGCAACGCGGGGACCGTCCCCACCACCAACCCCAGTTCCGGCGGCATCCTGTACGCACAGGCCGGCGCGGGGAAGTGGCGGGGGCCGAGTGGCACCGTGACCACCTTCGGGACCGCCGAGCCCCACTGTCCCGTGTGCGATACGGACTATATGTTGGAGTGGGAGCACGCCACCTACGGCTATCTCGCCTTCTGTATCAACTGCCTCGCCAATGAGCTGGGGCCGCGTCCGTACATCCTCACCACCAAGGCAGCATGAGTCAGCGATCCTTTTCTCCCGGCGGCTTCGCGTCCGGCGTTGTCATCACGTCCAGCAACACCAAGACGTGGATCTGCGACGTGGAGGTGCCCACCGGCTCGCACGCCACGCTCACGATGATCGTGGACGGCCGGATCATGTCCAGCGGTGCCGGGGCGGGCATCCAGCGCATGGCTTCGGTTTCCAACCCCACGGGAACGCCCGTGGTGGACGCGGTGCTTACGCTGCTGGGCGGAGTGCTGGCCCCGCTGCTCTCTCCGCTGCTGGGCGCCGTCGCTACGCTGGAGCCGAACGGCGCCGGCAAGGTGGGGCTCTACATCCAGGCCGGCACCACGCAGCAGGTGGAGTGGGCGGGCATGGTCTTCGGAGTCATCAACTGATCCATGAGCGACGACACCACACAGTTGACGCCGGAGCAGATTGCGCTGCTTGCCCCCTTCGTGCGTGAGTACGAACAGGCGCAGGCGGAACTGGCGGAAGCCACACAGGCCCGCGACCGCGCCGCCCAACGCATGCTGCGGGCGGGAGCGCTGGCCTTGGGCGGGCGGACTGATCTGGCGATCAACTTCGACACCTACGCCGTCGTCTCCAAGGAGAATCACACCTCATGAGCCGCGCCGCGCTCCCCATCGTCTTTGGCGGCGGCGTAGACCGCCAGTCCGGTTCCAGCGCGGTTACGCCTGCGACCCTGGAGGTGGCGGACAACGTCGTCCTGCTCCGGGGCCGGGTGGCGCCGCGCAAGGGGATGGGAGAGCTGCGCAGCAACCTAGGCGGCTGCACCTACGTGGCCGGCATGCACCCCGATCGCAGCACGCTCCGTAGCGTCTTCGTGGCGGCCTTCGGGACGCCGGGACAGAGCGATCACCGGCTGGAGGTGTGGGCCGGCACAGGTAGCGGGCGCGACGCGGCGCTGCTCGCGACGTGGGTAGATCCGTGCGAGTCGGTGGAGAAGGCCCGCGTCATCGCCACGCAGAGTGGCCCCTACGTCATCCTTGCCCATGATGAGCCCAGCGTGGACCGCCGGGCGCCCACGGTCGTCGTGGACCTGGACGCGGGTACCGTCGTGCCCCTCAGCGCGGCGTGGGCGGGGGAGACGGGCAACTACCTGCGCTTCCGCGGGGTGTGTGCGTGGCTGGACTACCTCGTCGGTTGGGGTTTCGGCACCAATCTGGTGGACGATCCCCACATGATCCGCATCTCCGACATCGCGGACCCGCTCACCTTCCAGGAAGACGCATGGCTGAAGGCGGGGCAGGCGGGGGACGCGGTGCTCGCCTGCCTGCCGTCGCAGGTGGGGCTGGGCGGGGCGCTGCTGGCGCGCAAGCAGACGGAGACGTTCGTCGTCACTGGCGACAACTTTGACAACTTCGGCGGTCCGTCGCAGGTGGAGGCGCTGCACGGGCTGGCAGCGCCCCGGCTGGTGGTGACGGACGGGGCGACGGACTGGTTCTGGTCGTTGGAGGGACCGCGCGAGAGCCGCGGCGGGGTGTCGCAGAACATCGCATGGCCGCTGGGGCTGTATCCGTGGCCCACGCCGTTCGACATCGCCGCCGCGGGGTTGCTGGACGATGGGTTCGCCGTGTACCAGCCCCGCGAGCGCGTGGTGCATTTCGTCTTCGGCGCCAACGCCTATTCCTACACGCTGGAGTACCAGCAGTGGAGTTACGCCCGACTCGCCACGCCGGTGCACTGTGGCGCCATCCTCTACGCCCGCACCGGGTACGAGGGCGCGAGCCGCGGCTATCCGGACTTCGTGAGCGCCACCGCCGAGGACACCGACTCCTACACGATTGCGTGGGACGACGTGAGCCCGGAGGGAGACGAGACGGTGGAAGTGTGGCTGCGGCGGGACGGGGACGCGTGGGGTGCCTCGCCTACCGCCACCGCGTCCATCTCGCTCGCGCCGGAGGTCACGGTGGATGGGCTGTACGCCGGGGATTACGAGCTGGCGATCCGCTACAAGCGCGACGGCCTGTACTCCGCCGCCGGGACCGTGACGGGGCAGCCCACGTACGACTACACCGGCGCGCCGGACACGTGGCCGGCCGTGTCGCAGGGCGCGTTCACGGTTGCCACCCCGGCCCCCAGCATCACTTCGCTGGTCTGGAGCCGCCAGAGCATGAGCGTGGAGCGCGTGGCGGTGACGTACGCGGGCGCCTTCGTCGTGCAGATCCTCCGCAACACGACCAACGACGCGGGCACCGCCACGCTCATCCACACCGCGTCCGGCTCCAGCGGCACCTACAACGACGACGCACCGGGCACGGGCGAGACGACCGTATACTACTTCGTGCGCCACCGCTACCCCGACCTGACCACCGGGCCGGCGTCCTCCGGCTACGCACGCTGGATCGGCCCCAACGCACCGACCGGGCTGGAACAGATCATCGCCAGCCCCACGTATCCGGCGGACTACTACATCTACACCCTCCAGTGGGACGCGCCAAATTCGGGGGCGACCACGACGGTGGAGGACCAGTACCTTTGCGCGTCCGTGTACGCCACGCGCGGCACCACAGCGGCGGATGCCGTCACCGTCAGCCACACGGTGCAGAAGGACAGCGCCATGAGCGAGGATGGATCGGAGATCATGGCGGAATTCGACGTCCGCGCGCGGCACAACCAGACGGCGTTCACGGTCACGGACAACGGGGAGTGGGCGGTGCTGCCCAGCGTCGCGGTGCGGATCGCCGTGGACGAGACGGCGTTCAACAGTTGCCCGTAAACACTCACCCCACCAACAATTTTCTGTTGGTGGGGTGAGTGTGCTACCCCTGGTGGCCAGTTATTCCCCAGCAGGGGCCACTCCGCGGGACGAGAGACAGTAGTCCCCCGTTTCGGTGCTTTCACACCTCGTTCAGCCGCGTTGTATAGAGCGCTGGGCCAGATGTCGCCTGCACAGGGTAGCGTGGCGACCCACGGTTGAGGTGTATGATAAAATGATGTCGCCGGCCCGTCAACCGAACGCTCCCGTGAGAAGCGCTCCCTTGCGCCACCAATGGAACGCAGGCTGGCTTGGGGAGCAGCCGAAGCTGCTTTACGACAGACCGGCGACAGAATAATTGAGGTGTGGTGATGTTGTTTTGGGCACCTTCCGGCGTCCCGCGTCCAGTTCACCAAACTGCGCCATGCCCCATACGGCGTTTTAGGTCGCCTTCGTGCATGCTGAAGCCCCACCCGCGAATCAAACTAACTTGTCCTACAGGAGAACGCAAGGTCCATGAAGCCACCCGTCAGATCCGACAAGAATCCACCCCGCCGCCGCAGTCTGGCGGACGCCATCACCCGCGTGCTCTCCACCAACGAGCCACGGCCGAAGGAGATGCACCCCTCGCTGGAGGGTGGCCGGGACAACCCGTTCCAGCTCGGCGCCATCAGCAGCGTCGGTGGTCCGCTACCCCAGCGCGCGGCAGAGCGCATATTCAACAACATCGACGCGACGGACGGGGACTATTACGGCAACCGCCCCGCCAAGCGCGCCCTCGGGCGGGTGGCGGACAACATCGGGTTCAACGAGTGGCAGAATTCTCCCATCGATCCTGTAAACAAGGAATCCATCGATGGATTCGCCCGCTACTTGGGGCTGCCGCAGCCGAACCGCTCGCTGGAGCCCAGCCCGTACAACCCGACCAATGCACGGGAGAAGGGTGTGTACGTACGCGCTCCCCGCATATGGGACGCCATGCTCTCCACTGCGTCCATTCCGCTTACGGGAAGCTACGGCGAGCAGGATCGGGGCATGCACTACATCCGCCCGCGCCCGAGTATTGCCGACCCTGCCCGCCGGGCGGTACGCATGATGCTAGACGCGACCGAAGCTGGGCCGGTGCGTATCGCGGGAGACGACATTTTTGAACAGGGCGTCAATCAGTCCACCGGACTGCTCGCCAATTTCACGCTGGACCACGGCGAGGACGAGGAGGGGACGTACATCTCCCTCTATGACCGCTACGATCTGGACCGCGTGCCGCTGGCGGATAAGGTCGTGGGACAGCCGTTCGAGATTTACGACCGGTTGTACTATGATCCGGAGACGTATGAGCCGCGCCGCGTCCCCAAGCCTGCGGAGGCACTTACCGCCCGGAGGCGGCCATGAGCATCCCCGGTCTTTTCTTCGGGCAGGCGGAGGACGATGGCGTTCTCGCCTGCGGTGAAGGCTACACGGACGCTGGCGAGGAGTACACGGCCCGTGTCCGCTCCAATCCTGTAGTGCCCGACGACACCGACGAGCGCATGTGGTTTGCCGTGTACCTGACGCTGGCGCACCGGGTGGAGGCGTCCGATCCCATGGCCGCGGACAGCGTGGACCTGACCGTGCGCGCCATCGTGGACGACGCGGAGGTGACGGAGGACACGATTCAGCTTTCCTTGGAGCCCGTCACCGATCCGGGCAACCCGCCCTCCCGCGTCCGCCGCACCTACGAGGTCGCATTCGCCGTACCCCGCTTCCGCGGCTTGGTGGAGGTGGGGAAGGACGTGCCCTCCGGCACCAACTTCCAACTGGAGCTGGAATGGCCCGGCAGCGACGTGGCCGTGGACGCGGCGTGGGTTGAGGTGGAGGAGACAGGAGAGGTCAGGATTCCGGCTTAGAGCATCACACCGAGTACCAGTATCGCTGCACTGAGCCGGTTCGCCGCCGCACGCCAGCAGCGTTGGCAGAGTTCGTGGTCCCGCTTCGCCCGGCGGCGCCTGTCCTTACTGGTGCAGAACAGCGCCTTGTGCTTGTTGCAGTTGGCGCACAGGTGGGGTTTCATGACGTGCCCTGCACCGCGCCGGGGTTGTCCGCCTCCAATTTCCGCCACGGCACCGCGAAATGCTCCCCGTCCTCCGTCATCACATCATAGTGCGTGGCGTTCTGGCCGCAAACCAGAACGACCTTGAAGTCCAGTTTGGCGGAAAGTTCTCCAAAGCGCGCGATTACGTGAGTACCGTCAGGAATCGGCATCGTCCGACTCCACGATCTGAACAGCGAATGGTCCATTTTTGGGCATGGCAACATGATGCATGGTATTCGTCCACGGCCACTGTGCTGCTACATCCCATCCCTCTCTCGCCGCCCCTCCCACCGGGCGCGGCAGGCCCAGCACGTACGCCGTCCAGCCGAAGTGGAAATCGTTGACCGGCGTGACGATGAAGTGTCGCTTCTGGTTCTCAGGCATCAAACACCCATCCTTTCGCGCACCCTCGCGATCTCAGCAGCAACATCGGCGTCACGCTGTGGGTTATTGGGGTTGTAGAGGTTTACAAACGCGCCATGGTTAAGGCCGAATCTGGCGCTGGTAAATCTACGGTCTGTCGTTTCGCGCCTGCCATTCCCTGTCGCGTCCGTAAGTTGACCCTCACCCGTGTTCCATGTCGCCAAACTTGACATTCCTTCCTCGCGTGTGCGGCGTGTGTCCTGCCTTGGCCACCTGCATCTCAGCGCAATCTAATTCGCATACATACGTAGCGCAAGGGCGGCGATATCGACCAAATACACACAGGCCGCCATCGTTCTGCGCGTATCGCCGGCAATCTCACACAGGGGACACCCGATGCCTTTCCCTCTCGCTGCAATCCCTGCTGCCATCTCCGTGGGCAGCGCCCTCTACGGTGCCCTCAGCGGTGGCAACAGGCCAAGCGCGGAGGAGCGCCGTTACCGCAATATGTACGACACCACCGTTTACGGGCTGGGGCAGCGCGCGAACGGAATGGGCGGACGCTTCGAGCGCGATCTGGAGGCGTTCGACCCGGAGCCCTACTTCGCGCGGTCCACCGAAGCGAACCTGGACGCCTTCGATGACGACTTCGCCCGCACCTACGCGTCCGGGCTGGGGCGCATGGTGGGGCAGGGGCGTACGCCATCGTACAGCGGGTTCGGGCTGCGGGACGCGCAGCAGACGATCCGGCAGGGGCAGCAGGATCGCGCGCGCATTCGCCAGCAGGGCGCGGACAACCTCGCCAGCGCCCGCATGAACCTGCTGGGGATGCGCGGCGACTATGCGTCCGGGCTGAACAGCAGTTATCTTGACGCCATCACCGGGCGGGCCAACACGCTGGAGGCGCAGCGCCTCGAAAACGACGCGAGCCGCCGCCGGGCGTGGGGCCAGCTCGCGGGCGGATTTGGCCAGCTCGCGGGTAGCATGGCGGGCGGCGCCGGCAAGGGGATGCCCTGATGTACCGCGCCCCCATCAGCCCCGGCTGGGACGACTTCGCGGGCGCCCTCTCCTCCGGCGTGGTGCAGGGATACGACCGCTTCCGGCAGGGGCGTGCGCAGCGGGCCGCCATGCAGCAGGAGCAGCAGCGCAGCGCCGCCCTGATGGCACGGCAGGCGGAGACGGACCGCATCGCCGCGGAAGACCGCGCGCGTCGGATGGCGCTGGAGGACGACGAGCTGGGGGTGATCCCGGAGGAGCTGGGCTACGACAGCGTGCCTACGGTCAGCCAGCGGCGGGCTGGTCCGCTGGCGGCCATCACCGGCGGGGCCATGCCGGCGCCGGCTGGTCCGATGAGCGCGGCCCCCACGGGCACGGCGGGGGCGCTGCTGGCGGATGCGCGCGGCGCCATCGAAAACACGCGTCCGTACATGGAGCAGCACCTTCGCCCCGGCGTACGGCGCGTCGGCAACCTGCTGGTGGACCCCACGCAGAGCCGCGCCTTCCGCAACACACAGATGACGGAGGACGTACGGCGCCAGCGGGAGCAGGCGGAGGAGCGGGACCGCTTCCAGCAGGCGTACCGGGCGGCGCTGGCCGCTGGGCACGACGAGTCCGCGGCGACCCGTTACGGCACGCAGGCGGCGCTGGGGCTCAACATCCCGTCCACGCCGCGGCAGGCGCTCACCGAGAAGCGCGCGGAGCTGGAGCTGACGGACGAGTTCTCCCGTCGGGAAGAGGGGCGCAGGGAAGCGAGGGACGCCCGCGAACGCGCAGAGAGACGCCGGGAGGAGGGCACGGGCGGCGGGCTCACCGTGGACCGTGCCCGCGACACCGCCGAAGGGATCGCGGCGTCCTTCGCCTACGAGATCCTGAACTGGCCGGGCGACCACGGCGGCGCGGCCCCCACGATGTCCAACGGGCAGCCCACGCGGCCACTGGACTACGTGCGCGGCAGGCTGCGGGATTGGGCGCGCACGGAAGGCGTCCGCCTCACCGAAGGCGAGATCCGCGCCATCGCACAGGAGCAGTTGAACGATTTGCAGAAGCGCTACATCGACAGCGGAGTGCTGCGCCCGGACGGGTCGTACAGGACTGAGGCGCGCCCCAGCGCAGGGGCGTCACAGCGGCCGAACCGTACGCAGGGCAACAGGACAACCGCGCAGGCGAACGGAGCCACGGCCGGGCAGATTCCCGTAGGCGACGGGCCGCTCCCGCGCCGGGACGCACAACAGGCTCGCACCTACATCATGCAGTCCGGCATGAACATGGAGCAGTCCGTGGCCCGCCTGCGGCAGTTGGGGCGATCCGACGCGGAAATCATGCAGATCCTTCCCGAAGCGAATCTGGCGCAATTCCCACGGTGATTGAATGTCGAAGCGTGAGGACGAGGTAACTGGCTGGCTGGACTCGCTGCGGGCCGACGCAGAGCGGGCCGGCGCCAACCAGCCGCAACCTGACACCGCCACTACGCCTCCCCGCAGGCGCAGGCGGCGGCGCGGCGTACGCCAGTGGCTACAGGACACGTTCACGCCGGAACCGGCCCAAGACCTGCCCGCCGGCACGGACGTTGGCTCCAGCCCGCTCATGCGTCAGGGCGCCGCCCTCCGCGCCGCGGGCGTGCAGGCTCCTCCTGCCAACTTTCCGCGCCGCTACTTCGATCCTTACGCCGCGCTACGGGACGCGTCCGAGACGGCGCAGCCTGTAGCCGCCGACGCCGCCAGTACGCCGCAGAGTCGCCGCCCATCCCGCGTTCCGGGCCGCCCCGATCCCTCCCGCACGGGGACCATCGGCCCGGACACCCGCAACCGCACGCAGCGGGCGCTGGACGAGGAGCGCAGCCGCGAGCGGCGCCGTCTCCAGGAGCGCCCTGCCGTGGTCCGGGCGCTGGACTACGCCGGGGCTGGCGGCGCGCAGACGCTCACGCTGGGGTATCGCGACGAATTGCTGGGGGCGCTGTCTCCGGTTTCCACGGCGGAGGATTTCCGTGAACGCGAAACGCTCCGCCGGGAGGCTGCAACGGGTGGGGATCGCGCCTCCGGTATCGCAGGGGCCATCCTCGGCGCCTCCGTGCCCATCGGCGCGCAAAACGCCCTGCTGGCCCGCAGCGCGCGGATCGCCCCGGAGGGCACGGCCATGCGTGCGGCGCTGGAGAGCTTCGGGACCACCGGCGCACGTACTCGGCTAGGGGACGTGGCCCGCGGCGTGGCGGAGGGCCTGCCGTACGATCTGGCGTACGACTACGAGGACGGAGAGAGCCGCGGCGCCAACCTCGCCATCGGCGCGCTGGCCGGCGGTGTCGCGGGTGGCTTGCTGCGCCCCGGCGGTGGCCGCATGACTGCATCGGAAGAGCTCTTCGTCCGTCCGTCGTCGCGGCGTGTCCGGCGCGGAGAGGGCACGGCGGACGTAGCGGCGGACCGGATGGACGAGATCGTGCGCCCGCGCCCCGGCCGGGAAAGCGGGCTTCTTGCGCCCGATCTGAACATCGACAGGCCGCAGGAAGGCGCTGAGGTGGTGCCTACGTGGCTGCGTCAACTGGAGACAGACGCGGCGAGGCGTCGTGCGCCGGCGGGCAGCGGAGAGCGGGTGCGTGCCGCCAGTATCCGTTATGGCGGCAAGGTATACGAAGGCGAGAATCATGGGATGGCCCTTAATGCGATGCTGGATGATGGAGTTGATGAATCGGTGATTGATGCCTATGAACACGCAGGAGGAATGCCCGATCCATCCTTGGGCATTGAGGCGGGGTTTACCTCGACATCTGGCCGCTGGCTATCCAGGGCCGAAGCCGCGTCCCTTTCCGGTAGTCGCAAGGGCGAGGCGGACGCGATACGTGAGGTAGACCCGCTGTATGGCGCTCGCTTTGAGGCAGCGAGGCGTGCACGGATGGAAGAGCAGTGGCAAAGTTACAGAAATTCACCGGCATATGAGCCGGGCGGTGTGGCAGAGCTTCAATACCGTGCATGGAGGAAAGCGCGCGGCTTGCCAGAGCCCGAAGAAAGCGCGGCGTCTCTATCCAACGCCGGTAATGAAGTCGATCTCGACGCGTGGGTGCGTGCGCTTCCGGAAAGCGCCCCCGTCGCGCCTGACGTGGCACCAGTAGCGCGGAGCGAATCGCCCGCCACAACCGCAGCGGCACCCGTCCCCGACGTGGCACCCGCGCCTGCCGGGCAGATCGACCAAGCGGCAGAGGACGCGTACCGCGCCCGCCGTGCGTCGATCAACGGTCAGGTGCGCGCTGGCACGCTCTCCCGTGAGGATGCCGACAAGCGTCTGAAGGCGCTGGGGATGCAGCGCGCCGCCGAACGTCGTCGCGAAACCGGGCAACTTACCGACCGGGAGCGCGCGGCCGAGGCCCGCCGGGAAGCAAGCAACTACGTGGGCAAGCCCGTGGTAGTGCAGACGGAGGGTGGCCCCGTAAGCGGCACCGTGGCAGGCAACACCTTCGGCCGCGTGCGCGTGCGCATGGAAGACGGCTCCGTCATCTCCGCGATGCCGGACGCCGTGTCTCCCGCCCAGCGCTTGCTGGGCAACCGGGTAGGGGCAGTAGGCGACCGCGCAGGCATCGACAGGCTGGCGCAGACGGACACGCCGGAATTTCGGCGCTGGTTCGGGGACAGCAAGGTGCGAGACAAGCAGGGACAGCCGCTGGTGGTGTATCATGGCACCGTAGAGGATTTTGACACTTTTGAAGCAGGAGAGTTTGGGTTTCACTTTGGAGACGCTGCTGCTGCTGAAATGATGGGCAAAGAAATGCCCGTATTCCTCAGCATTCGCAATCCCCTGCAGATGCCGGATATGGGAGTATGGACGCCATCGCGTGTACTTGGCACAGCTCAGGTACGCGCAAAACTACCAACCGCCGAAGTCGTTGAAGCGCAAAGGCAAATTGACATACTCGGGAAGCGACTGCGCAAAAATCTGGAACAGGATGACGATCAGGTTCTTCAACGAAGGGCTCACTATGAATGGTCGCGACCCGTCCGCGATCTGCTGGAGCGACACGGCTACGATGGCATAATCTACAAAAATGAAGCCGAAGGATTTGCAAATTCGTTTATCGCCTTCCATCCTACGCAAATCAAATCCGCCACCGGTAACAGTGGCGCGTTCGACCCCAGCAATCCGAACATCACCGGCGCCGCCACGCCTGACCTGTTGAACCTCGTCGCCCGCACCGGAACTGGGGCGGTTGTCGGCGGCGCGGCAGGTGGAACGCTAGACCCGGAGAATCCTGCTCGCGGCGCGGCGCTGGGGGCGCTGGCCGGGGCTGGCCTCGGTGCCGCGTCCATGCGCGGTGCCATCAACGCGGACGCGAATTTTGCCGCGCGCAGGCGTGCCGGGATGGAGCTGGCGGAGGACCTGCGAAGCCGCCCACGTACCGAAGCCGGATTCGTCCGTACGAATCCGGACGAGATGGCGACAGCGACTCCGGCGACCACGCAGCGCAACCGCACCGGGTTCCCGCTGGCGCTGGGGCCGGATCGGCAGGTGGACCCGCTGCGCCTGCCGGATACCGAGGCACTGATGGACGCCGGCCGTGTCGCTGTGCGCCCGCTTCAGAACCAGTACGGGGCGGTGGGCGACTTGTCTCGGCTGGAGGGGCAGGAGCCCCCCGTCCCCATCTGGACGGGGAAGCGTCGAGGCTCCGACCCGACCGAGAATCCGGGCGTTTACTATCACGTAGCCCCGGAGGGGTACCGAGCTGGTGACCCTCTGAAGTCGTTCTTCAGGTTGCGCGAACAGGGGGTTGAGCCCGAATGGAAGTGGGATTTCGACTTCGCGGATGGAGGGTATGAGGACGGAACCCGCATCGCACTACACGACAATCTCCCAGAGGCCGCCGACTTCCAGAAGGAGTACGGCGGACAACTGCTGCGCGTGGAGATTCCCGAAAACAGCGGGCTTTTCGGCGGAGTGAATGCAGAGGGATATCCGTACGTCGAAGGGGAAATCCCTGCGGAGTTTATTCACCCGGCGTCCACCGCCTCGACCGGCGCCGCGGGTGATTTTGAAACGTCGCGCAACGCCTCCGCGCCCAGTCAGGGCGAGCCACAAACGCGTACGCCTCAGTTCAACCGATGGTTCGGCAACAGCAAGATTGTGGACGATAGCGGAGAACCGTTGGTGGTTTATAAGGGGATGTGGCCGCCGGATCAGCGTCAAGAGCCCATGTCTTCTATCAATCGCCGCGAATTCGGGGGGTTCCCTGCATACAATGGGGATGAGCCCGACGTAGATATCGCCGGCTTCTTTTCCTCCTCGAAGGATGTAGCCAACCAATTTGCGCAGGGTGTGAATTCAAGGGGAGGACATGGCCCTTCAGTGTATCCTGTGTACCTGTCCATCCAAAAGCCGTACGTCATCGATGCCAAGGGCAATTACGCGGGCGAATACCAATTTGGGCCAGAGGGCAAACCTTTCCGGGATGCCATTAGGAGCGGGAACTACGATGGTGTAGTTATCCGCAACACCGGTGATGAAGGAGATGTTTATATCCCCCTCCATCCGGAACAGATCAAATCTGCTATTGGCAACAGTGGGAATTTCGATCCCCGCAATCCCGATATCGCAGGCGCCGCCGACCCTCGCCTGCTCGGCGCTGTAGCTCGCACCGGAGCCGGGGCGCTGGCAGGGGCGGCCATCGACCGCGAAGACCCCCTGCGTGGCGCTGCAATCGGCGCTGGCGTGGGAGCGGCGGGGCCTGCGATTGCACGCAGCGTGGCACGGCACGCCGGCAACCGGATCGGTGCCGTGGGGGACATCTCCACCCTGCGCACCAGTGCTGGCGCCCCACGCTTTTACTCGCGGCTGGAGAACGCGGTGCGGAGCGGCCAGAACGCCGCGCCCGCCTCGCAGTGGCTCCGCTACCTGGATGGCCATCCGGCCGGCATCGCGAAGGGGGAGCGCGAGTGGACCGGCGTAGACGCATGGCTCCGCGAGCGCGGCAACCAAAAGGTCACGCGCGCGGAGTTGGGGCAGTATCTTGCGCAGAACCGCGTACGGGTGGGCGAGGTAGGCTACGGCGCAACGCGAGGGAATAGGGCTCGCCTGAAAGAACTGCATGACTCCTATTCGGTAGCGGTGGAGGCGAGCAAGGGGATCGAGCAGCAGTTGCTTGCCGCATTGCGTGCTACCTCCATCGAGCCGTGGGCGGAAGCCAGCGCCATCAGCGAAATCCGGCAATGGGGTAGCGCTGCCATCGACGCCAGCGCGCACTTTCGCGACGTGCCTGTCCAGGAGCGCAGCGCGATATACCGATTGATGGATGAGTTCAAAGGCGCAGAGTCGGTAATCCAGCGGCACGACGAAGTTCTACGAGAAGCGCAGGAAGCTACCAAGGGCCGCTACGCGGGCTACCAAGTCGCCGGAGGTGAGCCGGGGACGTACCGCGAAGTGCTGCTGACGCTGGACAACGACCGCCTGCGCTCCGCCCCCGACGACTGGCGAATGGAGCAGGATGGTAGCCTGTGGTCCGTGCGTGACGCCAACGGTCGTCGCCTGAGTGCGAACCAGAATCGCGAGGCGGCACTACGGGAGGCACTGGACAAGTTCAACGCGGAGCGGGGCAACTCTATCTATCGCGGTCCGCATTGGGATGAGCCCAACACGATGGCCCACATCCGCTTGGACGATCGCACCCTGCCCGATGGTGAGCGTGTGCTTTTCATGCAGGAGGCACAGAGCGACTGGCATCAGACGGGGCGGGAGCATGGCTATACAAACCAACCCTACAAGGTTGAACAGAACGGGAGCCAATGGTCAGTATTGGCTCCAGACGGTAGTGAGATTTCCGCTTATTGGACTCGTGAGGCGGCGGAAAGCGCCGCCATTCGTGAAGTCGAGACGCGAGGTGTCCCCAACGCCCCGTTCAAGAACACGGACGAGTGGCTGGGCCTCACCCTGAAGCGCGCCGTAGATGAGGCGGTGGAAGGTGGCTACGACCGTGTAGCGTGGAGCACCGGCGACCAGATTTGGAAGGTGGTGTCCAACGACCCGAAGAATCTGGAGGGGATGCGTGAGTTCTACGACAAGATCATCCCTCGCTGGCTCGCCAAGTACGGGAAGAAGCTCGGCGTGGAGGTGGAACCCATCCGTCTGCCGGGGATGGAAAACGAGATGTACCGGACGGAGTGGGTGGGTCCGGAGTTGACCGATAACGTCATGCGCGATATGGCGGAGCGAGCGGAGCCCTACTATCGCGCGGACATCCTGCACGTGATGAACGCCACCGCCAACCCGCAACAGCGCGCGCACGCACTTGTGCACCTAATGGAAACGGGGTCTGACGGGTTTCGCACGGAGATGGAATACCTGCTGGGCTCTAACCCCGTGCAGCGCGTTCTGGACGAGGGGGCAGGCGGCACTAACCTGTCCATCCGCATCACTCCCGCGCTCCGGGAGACGGTGCAACGTCAGGGGCAGGCGCTCTACAGCTTCCCCGGCCCCATCCTGGATGCGCTGAAGACGCAGGCCGGGCAGGCGGCGGCCGGTGCGGGGCTGGGGTTGGCGATGGAGCCGGATCATCCCCTCTACGGGGCGCTGGCGGGGTCTGCCGGTGCGCTGGGGGTGAGAGTGGGCTATCTGCGCACGTCTGGCCGCAAGATGCGCAACGCAATCCGCCGCGGCACTGCGCGGGTGGCGCTGTCGCAGTTCACGGATGGACAACTGGAGCAACTGGCCAAGCGCTACGAACGGCTGGTGCCCGACGTGGCCGCCGCCATGCGTGGCGAGGTGGGAGAGCGTGCCGCCCGCCGCACCCTGACGCCGCAGCAGATCGCGGACCGGGACGTGGCGCTGCTGGCGGAGGGGCCGTTGAAGCCCGTACGCCAGCGCGTGACACGCACGCTCACCGCGCCGGAGCAGTCCGCCATCACCGACGCCTACCGGGCCGGGAACGAGCATGTACGCCGTCGCATCATTGATGAACTGGAGGCCGCTGCCGACGATGCCACCCCCGGCGTGGAGCGGGTGTACTCGCGGCTCATTGGCGGGCTGGAGCTGGAGGGATTTGATCCCCTACCTTCCCGTGCCAACCCGGTGCTGGACGCCGGCCGCTACGCCAACCTGTCTTCCTTCGGGCTGGACCCGACCGGGGAGCGGCGGTTGGCGGACCACGTGCGCCGCATCGTGGAGGCGGAAGGACTGGACCCCAAGCAGCGTGTTACGTGGGAGGAGACGAAGCAGGTGGCGCGCGAGCTGGGGATGCAGCCCACGGACGTGTCCGCGCTCGCCAAGTCAACCCGCGGCCTGACGGCGGCGGAACTGCTGGCCGTGCGGAATCAGGTGCGCGAGAACGTGGAGGGGATCGAACGGTCCTCGCTGCGGCTGGCGCAGATGGACGGTCTGGAGACGGCGGAGGCGTCGTTGGAGCGGCAGTTGCTCCGGCAGGGGATCGAACAGGCTGAGGCGCAGAACACGCTGCTGCTGTCCCGCTTCATCCGTGAGCGCTCCGACGCCGGCCGCAACCTCAACGCGCTGAAGATTCTGGCGAACCAGACGATGGACCCGGTGGTGTGGCGAGAGCGCGCGGCGGCGGCCCTGAAGGCTCGCGGGCTGGAGTTTCAGGAAGCGGTCCACGGCGCCCGCATCCGTGAGATCATCGAGTCTTGCGGATAGCCCCTGCGGGAATCGAACCCGCCCGTGCACGGGTCTTCACGGCCCCGGCTCGGCAACCACTGAAGGGCTTTGTCTCCGACACCAGCAAGATAACTTCTTCCTTAGCGTAACGCAATGGCGCAGGCAACGAACTGCACGCTGGAGATGGCTAACTACGTCTCCGGGCTGGAGAGAAGCACCAACGTCCGCAAGGTCACTACCCTGTGGAAGTCGATGCTCCTCGCGAACCCGGCGTCCCGGCTGGCGGACGTGGTGTCCAACTCCATCATGGCGGGAGCGGAGATCGCCAAACACCCCATCGCCTCCGGCATCGACCGACTGGCGGCGCGGCGTACGGGCATCCGTACGCGGATGTTCGACAGCAGCGACCTTGGGCGCGCGTCGTGGGAGGCGGTGCAGAAGACGCCGCGGGACGTGAAACTCGCCATGCAGGGGATCGACACATTCCAGGGCAACCGCGCGCTGGACATGTATCAGGGGGAGACGCAGTACGATACGCCCCTGTTGAACGCCATCACCAAGACGGTGTTCCGGCTCACGCAGGCGACCGATCGTCCCTTCAAGCGGCTGGCCTTTGAGCGGTCGTTGCGGGAGCAGGCGCGGCTACTGGGCGTACGGGAGGGGTTGTCTGGCGTGGAGCTGGAGGACTTCGTCATCCGCACCCTGCCCCGGATGCCGGACGAAAACGTGATGCGCGCCTTCCATGACGCCGAGGTGGCGACCTTCGCGGACAACACACCCATGGCCCGGCTGCTCACGGGGGCCAAGCGCGCGGTGAGCCAGAACAACCCGGTGGGTGAGCTGGCGGCGGACGTTGTGCTCCCCTTCACCCGCGTTCCATCCAACGCCGCGCATCGGGTGGTAGAGTACGGCGGCGCCGGTCTGGCGATGGGCTACGCCAACCTGCGCCGCGCCTTCCGTGCGGCGACCAACGGAGACGTGAGCGAAGCCGCCGATCTCCAACGTTACGCCGTGGACCAGATGGGCCGCGGCTCTGCCGGCATCGGCGCGCTGATGGTGGGTTGGTGGCTGTCGGAGCGCGGGATGGTGTCGCTGGGCTACCCCGGCACCGATCAGGGCGAGGCGGGGAGGTGGGAGGCGACCGGGAAGCAAGACTACTCCGTCCGCATCGGCAACCGCTGGTGGAGCGTGAAGAAGATGGCACCCTTCGGTCCGTTGCTCGTCGTGGGCGCCTACGCCCAGCAGGCGGCGCAGGCCAAGGAGAACGCGCAGCGTGACGCTTATCTCGCCACACGGGCGCAGGGCGGCACGGAGCAGGAAGCGCAGGAGGCGGCTGCCGTGGCACGGGGAGAGGGCGGGGAGAACATCGGCGGCCTTGTGGGCGGCCTTGTGGGCGGCATCTTCAACACGATGGCGGACCAGCCTGCGTTTACGGGGGCGCGGCAGATTGAGGAGCTGCGGCGCGATCCGGCCGGCGGTGGGGCCAAGTGGGTGGAGCGCATGGCCGCCAGCTTCATCCCCCCGGTAATCGCGCGCTGGGCAACGATGGTAGACCCGGTGGTGCGGGAGACGCGAGACGGCGACAGGCTGGGCTCGATCTTGCAAGGCCGCGTGCCTGACGCGATCCAGGCGCGCATCCCCTATGCGTCACGGGGCCTTCCCGTGCGGCGTGACGCGTTGGGCGACAAGGTGCCCAAGGAGGACAGCTTCGCCGGCAACTTCCTCGATCCGTTCAACTCCAAGCTGGACCGCAGCACGCAGGACGAGGTGCGCCGGGAGCTGGAGCGGCTGGAGGTGGGGATCACCCGCCTGCGTCCCAACCCCGGCGAGGACCGGGAGGAGTTCTATCGGCGCCGTGAGTCGTTCGGCACCATGCTGCGCGGCGTGCTCGCGGACGTAGTGACGAGCGACGAGTACCAGTCCATCGCGGAGGCGCGGCGCTGGCAGGCACGGAACATCCCCGGCTCTACCCCCCGCGACGTGGAGCGGATGATCCGCAACGAACAGCGCGCGTTCATGGAGGAAGCCATCAGCGGCGTGCGCAGATATTTTTCCGCCCAGCGCAAGGCCGGCAACTTCAGCGGGGAGTCCGCGCTACCGACACCCGAAGAGGCGGAGCTTGCCACGGAACGCGCTCTGTCGCGCCCCGGTCCCTCCGGTGTGCTGCCCGACGCCACGGAGCTTGCCAGCGAGATCGAGATGGAAGAGGCGGGCGCCCTAGCCGCGATTGACAACTAAAGCCCTCTTGCGGCTCACGGGGGAGAAGGCTATCGTACGCAACATCCGTGTGGGGGTGCTCGATGGTGCAACAGCGGGCTACGTAGGGATTCCCTACGTAGCCCGCTGTACGTTCCAACCCAAAGGTCGTCTGTTCTGCTCCGGCTCGCTTGGAGGCTTAGGTTACCTTCGGCGGCACGACTCGTTCTTTGTATACGGATGCCTATGGTAAAAGCGACTCGCTAGCAAATTACGGATAGCTCGGTGCTTACGGCTCGCTCGTTCTCAGCGGGTGACTCCTTTCGCTCGGGCTCGCTCATACTAGACGGGTATCTCCAGTATCTAGGCTCGCTCTGTAGCTTCGGGTGCTTCTACTGTGGATCGGCTCGTCCGTTCTAGCCCACTCAGATTGGTTCCGCGGTGCCGCCGCCGCGTTGCCGGATTAGCTACAGCAGGTGCCACAACTCAACGCCCATGTCCCGCATAACGCTGGACAAGACAGCACGGGCGGTGTTGGTGGACGCAGAAAAGTCGGAGTGGAGCTTCAACAACACTATATTGGTCCCCACCAGCGCGCCGACATCCTCCGGCGACATCGCCTGAAACTCAGGCCGCGTCCTCAACGTGTAGGCAACCCTCGCCTGAATCTCTCGCTCCAGATCCGCATTCGCGTCGTTCATTGTCGGTCCACCTGTCAGTGCAAGGGTGGAGAGGCGCGGAGCCGGGATGGCCCGGCTCCGGAGTGTCACTACATCACCTTGACGGTGACGTTGTCCACGAGGGTCTGGTCCCACTCCTCGTCCGTCCGCGTGTAGACGTACACGTCCACCACGTCGCCCGGCCGGGCCTCGGCAACGACCTCGTCAAGGGCACGGATATCCACGCAGTCCTCCGCGTCCTCATCCGCCCACGTCGGATTGAGAACCGCCTGATAGAAGAAGCGCCGGCCGCCGAACCCCGCTTCGCGGATTGCTTCCATCACCTGCTTCCGCACCGTCCGCGCTGCCGTCGTCGTGCTCATGCTCCGCCTGCCCTGTGCTGGTGGGTTGGTTGATCTCACTACAACCAATATATCTTCCTACGCAGCGGAAGTCAAGAGGCGCGTTTCACATCCCCAGCAGTCCCACCTGATCCGGTATCCCGGCGACACGGAGGACTGGCGGCACTCTGTCCCACAGCACGTGCGTCTGATATTCGCGCGTGGCGTCCAATGCTTCCTGCGCCTCCTGGATGATCTCACACGCCTCGTCCTCCCGCAGCTCCCGCCCGAACATGCCGGACGCCGAAACGGCCACAGGAACGGCGCGGCGGTCCACCTCGACCTCAACCACTCCCGCGGCGTGCAGGCTGTCCTGCACGCGGTCCACGAGCAGGACATGGGCCTTGCCGCGGGCACGGGCACGGCGGGCGGCGATGTTTCCGGCGCCTTCGTCCCGCAGGCGGTCGCGCTCGCCAGCCAGCAGCTTGTCCAGCATGCGGCGGTTGGTGGCGCGGTGGCTGTTCTCCAGCGCGCAGTAGACGCAGCGTAGCACATGTTCCGTGTGCCCACAGCCGTGTACGCCGGGCGGGCTCTGCCCCCACGGACGGTTGAGCGCTTCCGTCAGGCTGCGGGCGAGGCGGGCGGGGTCCAGTCCCTTGCTCACGCGCCCGTCTCCGCTCTGTCGCGCTCGATCTTTAACAGGGCCAGCCACGACGCGATGGCGAGGGGCGCGTTCCCGTGCTTGGGCCACGTCTCCGGGTCATCCCCGTTCACCTCTGCCACCATCCGTCGAATGGTGTCCATATCCTCCAGCGCTCGCGCGAGTGGATGCTTGGGGCACACGCGGACGTGCTGGTGCAGAATCTCCTGCATGGAGGGTTGCACCGAATCGGCAGGTCCGTAGCGATGCCCGCAGTACACGCAGTTGATGTACATGCCGGACTGAAGATCGCTGACCCACCTGCGCAGGCTCTCCGCCTGTGCGCGTAGCGCCTCGTTTTCCTGACGCAGCGCGAATTCAAGATCTTCCTTCATCGGTTTACCTCGTGCATTTTCAGTCGCCACGCCTCCAGCTCCCCCGCCATGCGCGCCAACTCCGCCGGAGCATCAATCGGCGGGCGGGCTGCGGGATGCGGGCCGATAATGAGCGGGCCATTCCAGACCCGCGGGAGAGCTACGGCCGCGATTTTACCGAAGGCGAGAATCAGATCCGGCTGCACGTCCTCGATCTCTGCGCGGAGGTGGTCGAGGTCCGCCGGGAACCGCGCCGCAGACTGCCCACCGATCTCCGCGGAGGCGTTGGTGGTTTCCCACTCGTACACAGCATCCTCGCCAAACGCGCGCTTCAGGCGACGGCCGGACAGACAGCCCATAAACAGCATGGCGCTGTCCCACCGGCGGCGCTCACGACGAGTCATGTCGGAGACGATCTCGCGAACACGGTCCGGGTCGTTGAACCACTGGTTCTGAAGAACAGCGAGCACCGTAAAGCTTTTCTCATCCTGCATCTTGTGTCTCCTGTACGTTTTCCAGTAGCCGCAGCGCCCAGCCCATCCGCGTCTCAAACTCGGCATCGGTCGTCTCCCCCCGCAGGTACGCGCGCAGGAGGGGGCTGAACTCGCTGGTGCGCCCCCACAGGCCGCCACGGGGGTGATCCGCCGGTCGTGCGATGTGACGGCGCAAGGCACGGATGCTATCCGCGATCTGCCAGCGAGCCATTGGATTCCCCCCACGAAGCCAGTCCACCGATTGCGTACGCTGTAAATGCGTCAGCAACTCCACATTGCGCACGATCCGCTTCACCATGCGCTGTGTGCGTCCGTCCAGCTTGGGCGGCATCAGTAGCGCGCGCTTCATCCGGTACGCCTGCTCACCGCGGGCCTTCAGCACGTGGTCCGCCTGTGCCCAGCGTCCGTGCAACTCCAGCCACGAATGCCGCGGGGTCATGGGGATGCCTTGAAGGAGTCGCCCATGGGGCGGATCGTGATCTTCTTCCCGGTGGACTTACGCTCCGCCTTGGCCTGCGTAACTGCCGCCTCGATGGGCGTGGCCGTGCAAAACGGCTCCGCCTGTCCCTCGATGAACAGCGCCCAGCAATCTTGAATGCGGTTGGTGCTCATTGGTCGTGTACACACTGGATGGTGATGACCCACTCCCACGGATCGTCCTTCCCTGCTTGCTCCAGTTGCGTTTTCACATTCTCCACGGTCAGGCGGGAGGCCCAGCGGGGCATGCGGGTGGACGGCTGCCAGCGCAGGTCCGTGCGGTCTTCATCCTGCGGGCGCCAGTCGGACGCTCGTTGGGCGGGAGTGCCAATGTACCCGATTTCCGGGTCCGGACGGGGCGCGTGCAAGACTGCCCCGTCCGCCCGATACAGGAGGTAGTCCACGGCCTTGAGGCCGCGGAAGGTGCGCGGCACCTCGTGCCACCATTTTGGCTCACCGAAGGCCGATCCCGTGATGTCGCAGTCCGCCGTCCACGCCTCACGGACGTATAGTCGGTCGCCGGGGCCGCCGTACGGGCCACGCGTCGCCAAAGTATGTCCTGATAAGCATGGGACGGTGGTAATCCCGTCGCTCCATCCGGCGCCAAACGGCGCCGGCATCTTCCAAAGCCGACGATCCAGCACGGGCTGAGTCTTCAGGGGACGGCGAATCTGCACCGGCCCACCCTCGAGCACCGCTCGCACCTCGTCGTCGCGCAGGTTGATGAAGCGCTCTTTCTTCTTGGTAGTCATTGTCATTCGTCCAATTCGTTGAGTGCCGCCCGCATCGTCTCGCATCCTCCTAACACATACCGCAGGCCCGCTTCTTCGCACGCGCGCTGGAAATCCTTCTGTTCCTCGCTCTGGCGCCCGCCCTTTCCCTTGGCCTCCCAAAAGAGCAGGCCGTGCTTGGGGTGTATCGCGGTCACGTCGGGGAATCCAGGGTCTTGCGTCCCCCGCGCGTCACGCTGCCCCACACGCCACTTCTTCCAGCCCCGCGAGAGCAGCAGGTTGATCCCCGCCTGCTGTTCGGCGGCTTCCGGCTCCGTGGGGCGGATAAAGATTCTGTTGTTGCTCAGAGCCGAGTTTTCACGCAGGGCTAGCATGCGCTGGATGCGGTCCTTAAGCGCGTCGCCGGCAAGGGGACTGTCCATCAGGCGCCGCAGCTCGTCCGGCGACATTTCCTCTAAGCGCATCCGAACCGCCCCTGCAACCACCGCGTTGCAATTTGTGTCTGTGAGAGTGCCTTGCAACGACGGCAAACGTAGACACCCCCGCAAGCGCATTCGCGATCCAAATCAGGGAGAGCGTCAACCAGCTTTCTGATTTCTTCTTGGACGGACCCTGCCCCCGTGTCGTACTCTGGATTCGTCACCGTGGCCTCCACGTGGCCGCGTGCACCATGGCCGGCGTCTCCGACAACCGCGTGCGCCCCATCTCCCGCATCAGGTCCAGCCGGTTGCGGTCCCGCTGCGTGGCGAGAAACGCGTACCAGCCCAGCGCTCCCCACGCCAGCGCCACAGGGAGGGCAGCCGCGGCAATTACGAGGATGGGTTTCACGGCTCGGCGCTCCCCATGGCGAGTGCGTACACCTTCTCCACCTCATCCGGCAGCAGCAGCGCGTTGTCGTCGGACAGACGGCGCGCCTTGCGGATGATGGCGACGATGGCCGCCAGCCGATCTTCCGCCGACAGTGAAACAGTGGCGTGAGACATCTCCAGCGGCACCTGCTCCGCCTCACCCGGCATCGTGTCCATCGGGCCGGGGTTCCCGTGTGTCGTCGTGATCGTCTTCATAGGTCGGTTCATCCTGAACTATCGATGTTCACGCTGCGCCCACACTTGGTGCACTTGTACTCGTTGTAGCACGCAGAAATCTGCCTTACGTGCACGTCTTCGTGCTTGCAACCGATGTGCAGGTACCGTGGCTGAGAGAAGCGGTATGGGCACCCTCCGTTGGACTCACGTTCTTCTTTCGTAGCAGCTCTAAACGCGGGCTTCACGATTGCGTACGCGCCCTCGTTTCCCCAGCAAATCGTGACTTCGCACATCCCACAAACGCCAAGAAGGGCCGCAATCCGTTCCCGGTCGGGGTGTGTCTCCGGGTATCGGTCCAGTCGCACCTGCCGGTATTCCTCCGCGTGATGCACGTAAATGTTGCCGTGCCAGTATTCGTCGTGGCTGATCTCGCGCCACGGTTCGGGCATAGTGTTGAAGGTGCCCCAATCGTTCATCCACACGGGCAGCTCCTCACCTGCGTGCCCGTGAATTCTGCGGATGACGTTGTAATCCGTTTTCATCGCTCAAACTCCTCCAGCGTGCAGTCGTCGCACAAAGACTCGTCCTCGTGGTCCGTCAGGCTCAGTCCGCAGCCACAATCTACCACCAACACGTCACCGCAGCCTGCGCACACGATGCTGTGCCGATCCACCGGCTCCAACGGCGGATGTGCGGTGGATTTGTACTCATCCCATTCTGGCCCCCAGTCACCTCGATATTCGTAAAGCATGCCCATCTTATCTCTCCTTTGTTGCCGTGGTCGATGGCGCTCTTGACAACCTCGTTGCAACAATACTAAGTTGCTCTCGACCGACGCGCAAGGGTTGTGTCGGGCGTCACCAACAGCAGGAGGAATGCGATGCCGCACGAGGCGGCGGACGACGGGCGAGAGGCGATGATCCAGCGGGCGGCGATGCACGAGCTGCTGCGAAACCGCTCGCCGGGGGAGCGCATCCGCTTCCTCCGCATCGAGCGGCGCATGTCGCAGACGGACCTTGCCGACGCAGTAAAGAACCTCGGCGCGTCCTGTAGCGGGAAATGGAAAATCAGCCGGTGGGAAGCGGGGATGCGACCCCGTGAGCAGGCGCGGAAGGCGCTGGCGCAGGTGCTCGGCGTGGAAGAAAGCGTACTTTTCAACCAGTAACAGAGGCAAGAGACGATGGCGATCCCGGTACCTGATGATGAAGGCGGCGGGTTTACCCGGCACCTGACCCCCGCGGGGCGCACGAACGCAGTCTGCGCGGACGTGCACTACCTGGGGCTGGTGGAACAGAAGAAGTTCAACAGCGAGGAGAAGGAACTGGTGCCGATGCTGCTGCTGGTGTTCGCCACGGGCGACACTCAGGGCAACGCGTACCACAACCCGGAGATGGGCTGGCCGCTCACCGTGGCGCACCGGTACAGGTTCTCGCTGGCACCGCAGGCCAATCTGCGCAAGGTCATCGAGAAGTGGTGCAACGGCGGCCGGGCGCTGACCGACGAGCAGGTTGCGACGCTGAAGCGCGACATCGAGGCGCCGCTGCTGGGGCGCACGGCGGAGCTGTCCGTCACACACTCCGACGATGGCAAGTACGCCAACATCGCGGACAAGGGGAAATGGATCGAGGCGCTGCCGAACGGCTACACGCCGATGAAGATCCCCAGCAACTACGTGCGGATCAAGGACCGTCCGCCGCGCGAGGCACAACAGCAGGACGCCCCAGCAGCCGGCGCCACTCCGGGCACCCCGCCCGCACGTCAAGCGGCGTCCGATCCATTCGGCGGCGGCGATGATCCCTTCGGAGGACCGATGTCGCCGCCCATCGGGGAAGGACCGCGCCCGAACACGTACGACAACTATCAGGCGCCGCCGATGAACGATTTCGATCCCGAAATTCCCTTTTAGCCTACATCCACGTCTCCCCCTGCGTTCACCGCGCAGGGGGAGCAACCCCATTCACACATGGACGAACATGGCAGGCTCCTCGTTGGCGGCGAGCGCGTACAGCGACCCACCGACATTACCCGTACGGGACGCGTTATAGAATGCCGGCAGTTGTACGCAACCGTGCGCTGGAGCGACGGCAGCACGGAGGAAGTAGACACGTTATTCCACGGCCTTGAGATTGAACGCAGGGGCGGATCGTACGGCTATCGCTACATCTGCGCACTCCCCATCCCCACGAACTGAACAGACCCATGAGCATCCCGTTTCCATTATACAACGAGCCCGCCGGCCACGGCTGCGGCAACCTGTACTTCCGCCCCACCGAGCTTTCGGAGGAGGTGGACGCGCTGACCGGGTACGATCGCGCGGCCATGTTCGAGGGCTTTGACGCGGCGGTGCAGCTACGGGCGCAGGCCAAGCAGAAAATCGGCCAACTGCAATCCAGGATCGCCGGGCTGGTGGCTCGCTTCGAGACGCACGGAACCATGCCGTCGCAGGCGGAGCACGAGCGCACGCAGCTCCTTGCCGAGATCATGGAGGAGGTGCGGCAGCGCTACTACGCTAATCCGGACACCGAGAAGGTGCCGCCCAAGCGCGCCGGGGAGGAGCCCACCACCAAGATCATCCAGTTGACGCAGGGCGAGGTGGAGGCACGCGCCAAGGCCGACCCTCGCTACAAGAGCCGGTTGGAGGGAGACGCACGGCAGCGAGAGCAGCACGCGCTGTTGAAGGCCGAACTGTCGAAAGCGTGGGCGGAGTACGAGGAGTACAAGGAATCCGGCGAGCTGATCCGCCTGCAACTGGAGGACCGCAAGTCCCTGATCTTCTACGCGTCCAACGATCCGCACCGCCGGCAGCCACACCAACCCTGAGAATGAACCATGGAATACCACAACCTCTTCGGTGAGAAGGTAGCCGAGCCCGGCGATGAAAGAGCACGACAGGAGAAAGCGTATTTTGCCGTGGGCCGCGTGCAACACTCGCAAATCACGCTGGTCTGGCTGGACGAGAACGGCGAGGTGCAGCGCTCCACGGTTACGGCGGAAGAGGCGCACAGGTGGCTTCAGCAGTCGCGCCCGAAGAAGCCCACAACGCAGATATGGACGCAGGAAGGAAGAAACCCGCTGAGGGCGGAATGGGGCGACAACAAGCAACGACTGAACGCGCTGATGGTGGAGTACGCGGAAGAAGACGCACGGGAGGGGCGCAAGCCGGAGTACGAGTTCAACCCGACCTACATGGTTCGCTACAACGAGCTAAAGCAGGAGCGCGGCGATGCCTGAACGAATTGAAATCCTCCTCGCCGTGAACGAGGAAGGCGACGGATGGGTGATGGGCTGGGACGGGGATCGCACGGAGCCCGGCGAACTCTCACTATCGGCACACGACGCCTTTGGCGAGGACGTGTCGTGCTGCGGGAGGGGGGCGGGCGAGCTTGGGATCTGCGGTCATCCGAAGGAACCCGGCGTCCACCGTTTTCGCGGCACGATTTCATGGAAGCCGAACTACGACGAAACGGTTTTCCAGCTAAGTGGCTGCTGGGAATCGCTTTGGGTTGCGACTGCGGCTCTGTCTGCGTCGCAACTGTCTTCCGACGAATCGTAGCGCTTGTGCAACACTTGTAGGATGATGTAAGTTTCTCCTCGTTCGCCCCGCCCGACACCTTCCCACGTCGGCGCCCAACACAAAAGGACGACGCGCCCCCTCTGCCTGGAAGCTAAGGGGCGCGTCGTCCAAGACACGAAAGGTACACACCAAGATGCACCTGAACACCTCTCCTGCGCAAGTGCCGGGCCAAGACGAGGCACAAATCGTCCTGCGCCGCCAGAAGTCTACCTACACTACGATTTGCACCACTGCGGCGCTGGACGAATCCCTGTCCATCGACGCCCGCGGCGCGTACTTCGTGCTGGCCTCCATGCCGGAGCGCTGGCGTTTCGGCATGGGCGAACTGGGGCGCATCTGCCGCATGGGCCGCGACAAGCTCCGTAACGCGATGCGCGAGCTGCGCGAAGCTGGTTACGTTCGCATGCTTCGCCGTCAGGGGGACGCGGGGAAGTGGTCGCTCCTGCTGTTGGACGAGCCCGAGGTGGTGGCCCCTGCGCAGTCCCCGGAACCGACCGACTGGAATTCAGGCGATGGGTCCGACGCCCTGAAAAACCGACCGACTGAGATTCAGGGCGTCGGCGCTAATAATGTGGTTAATTCTTCTAACAGCGCTATTACCAATGAGTTACCCATTCCCCATCG